GTGGAAATGACCGAGCACTACGCGAACATCGAACCAAGCCGCGCTGACGTGGACGCGCTGGAAGGCCCCGTGCTGCTGGAGTTCGGCACGGCCTGGTGCGGCCACTGCCGCGCCGCCCAACCGCTGATCGGCAAGGCGCTGGCGGACCGGTCAGGCATCACCCATCTGAAGATTGAAGATGGTCCGGGGCGGCCGCTGGGACGTTCGTTCCGGGTCAAGTTGTGGCCTACGCTGATTCTGCTGAGCAAGGGCCAGGAGCTGGGACGCGTGGTTCGCCCGCAGGACTTGCGGGCCATCGAGCAGGCCCTGGGTGCAGCCGGACGAGGCTGAACCGCGTGCAACCACGCGGCCACGGGGCCTGGCAATACCGGCATTGACCCCGTGCTTCACGACCATCGGCAGGCAAGCCGTGGCATAATCCGCCGTCCAGTTTTGCAGGAGCCTTGGAGAGTCGCCCATGTCCGAACCCGATCAGCGGTTGTGCCTATACGGAATCAAAGCCTGGGACGCCGCACGAATCAGGCTCAACGCCTAGTGCCGCGCGGCTTTCGGCCAGTTTTCACGCTCAGAAATCCGCTATTTTGCGCAATCTCACGCACCAACAGAATCAAACACTTACGTTTGCGTTTTGGGGAAGGAATTTCCCCTATCTCAGCCCGTCCGGGCAATCTCAATTCCCCTTCGTTACTTCCCTTGCCCACTCCTGCAGCGCGGTCAGTTTGAGGGCGCAGGCGTCTGCGTCTCCGGTGATGCCGACAATACGTCGAGCATCCTCTTCGTGAATGTCGGCTCGCTGGCCTCCATCATCCAGGCGGCCGGCGCCGGTGGAGGCGGACAGGCTACCTGCTGCGGCTGGACAACTGGCGCGGACTGACAGCCGGCGAGAGCCATCAGCGACAGCAGCAGACAGCCGCTCAATTTCTTGATGTGCATGGCGCAGCTCTCCGTATCGTTGTTGGTCGTTTGCGGCCAGACGGCCTTCGAGATCCTTCCGCTCGGCCTGCTGCTTTATGATCACCGCGGCATTGGCCTCGGCAACCTGGCGCAGGAATGTCTCGTGAGCCGTCGCCTGATCCGCCAGGCGCTTGCCGTAGGCGTTCCCCTGCCACTGCCACGCCCCGGCAGCAGAAAGCGCCATCAGCGCAAGCACAGCAGCTCCTGCGGCGATCAGCTTGTACTGATTGAGTAGGGCGGTCATCGCATCACCTCACGCACGGCTGCGGCGAATCGAGCCGGCCAGCGATCCGGATGCGGTTTTCCAGGGCGCCATGTACGCAGGTACAGATCCCAGCCGCCAGCGGCATCATGCTCGCCTGGCAGCGACTTCGGATCGGTCCAGAGAAGCAGTCTGGCGAATGCAGAGGCGAGCACGTCGTCACGCTCAAGCGCAGCCCATACGGCAGCAGGCTCCGGCGCAACGCCACGCGCAGCACATACGCGCCGAGCATGGTCGCGGCTCGACGGATGATTCAGCACGCCACGCACGCCGCCACCCTGTTCAAACTGATACAGCCCGCGTGCCGGGCCGGTCGGCCACTGGCGGCGCCGCTGCTCCGGATCTTCCTGCTGCGTGATCGCCAACAGCATAATCTCGGCCTCTCGGCTCGACATCCGCGCAGGCAGCAGCGCGAGAGCGGGCGCTATGGCTCGCTCCCGTATTTCAGAGAGGGTCATGGGGATTCCTTTCGGGCAATAAAAAGCCCCGACTGGCGGGGCTGTTATACGAATAGCGTGTGGCTTTCAGGCTCAGGCGGCGAATGCTCGCGCGCCAGTTCACCCAGGTACGCCAGCTGGCAATGCCGCAGCGCGCCCACACGATCCCAGAAAAACAGCGCATTGATCAGTCGCTCAGCCAGCCACCAGCGGCGTTTCGCCGGCGTGCGCAGCTGGGCGCTACGGTAGGCACGGCTCGACAGCGTTTCATCGACATAGCCCCACAGCAGCGCGTTTAACAGTTGATCGAGCGCGATCAGCAGGGCCAGCCAGTACGGCCGGCGGCGGTAGCGGGCGACGTAGGTGGTCAGGTCCAGCTTATTCATGGCTGGCCACCCATAGCCGCGCCTGCTCGGCGCCTGCCAGGTGCAGCGCCTCGGACAGCTCGGCGGCGGTTACGGCCACCGGCGTGTTGTCCGCCAGCACCCAAGTGACGGTCGCACCCTCGCCCGCTTCCTGCAGGCCGAGGATGGCGCGGGCCATGCGCGCCTGGCTGATTTCGTCGCCGTCGAATACCCGGCCGCTGGCGGTGGTCACCTTGATAGCGCGCACCGCCGCGGCGCGGCGCGCCTTCCACGCCTCGCGTTCGGCTGCCGCAGCCTCCTGGGCCTTGTCGTCAGCGGTGATCAACTGGGAAAAGTCGATGTTCATGCGGGCAGTTCCTCGGGCATGTCGGGCAGCGGTTCCGGCTCTGCAGGCGGGTCGAACGGCAGGTCAATCTCGCCGTCGACCATCACCACCAGAGGGCGGGGAAAGGCCACGGCCTGGCTCGGATTCGGCCCGTGCGGCAGGCGCAACGTCAGGTGCAGGTCGCCGTCGATGCGCGACACGGGACCGGCGAACCACGGCGAATCAATCGCCTCGGCCGGCAGCGTGGCGCCCTCGGGCAGCGGGCCGAAGTCGAAGGCCTCGCCGTTGAGGGTCAGCACGTCGCCGGACTTGGAAACTATTAGCGTGTCGTCGAGACGGACGGGAGAGAGGATAATGTGCATAGTTCGTTCCTTAGTACCAGCGGCCAATAGTGCGGAAGAACACAGCTACGTTTCGGCCGGCAGTCCCTTTGTTTTGTACATAGACCGTTGCGCCAGTCGCCGAGTGCGCCTCCATACCCCATACGATTTCCAGGGTGAAACTTTCCGGCGAGACGGATGGGAACGAAGCCGGCACTTCGCCAAAAAACGTCGCGGCATTGGTAAATGAAAAACCGACAACACCGCCCACTGGTACGGTGGCTGTCTTGTATGTCCAGCACTCCTGGGTGCCATCTGCAAGCCTGACATAGCTGCCATTGGCATTGCTGCCGCGCTCGATGATCGCGCCAATGGGCACGCCGCCAGATTGGGAGACGGTGCCGAGGATATTGCTACGTTTGTAGAACTCAGGACCCGGCGTAACACTGGCCAGGTCGGATTGCGTGGCGTAATGGCTCGGAAGCTGACCACCAAGCTTGCTCGAGTCAGCCGCGGTAGCGTTAAGAGGAAGCGCACCCACGTCTTCCGGGCCAAGGTCTACATTTCCGTTTGAGTCTGGCAGAACCCCGGACACCGACTCTACAGCCCCTGCGCCCGCCGCGCCGCGCACGTCGGTTGCATCACCAATGATGCCTATGAACCCGGAAGGCCCGACATACTGGCCAGCTGCCGGCTTGTTTGCCTCGCCTCCGGTCCAGTCGGTGACTTGCAGCACGCGGCGCTCCCCATCGGCAACTACTGCTAAGACCGGAGTCCAGCCAGCGCCAATGGCGGCGACCGCGTCCGCGGCCTGTTGAGCAGCCAGGCTGTGCTGCTCTGCCGCTTCGGCACTATCCGCCGAGGCGGCAGCCGCTGCCTGCGCCGATTGCAGGGCATCCAAAGCCTCAGGCGTCACATCCCCCATTGGCCCAACTGGCCCAACTGCAACCGGCGCTCCAAGCGACCAGGCATCAGCAGCTCCACCGAGCTTGATATAAAGCAGCTCAGTGTCAGTGGCGTAGTACGCGAAACCAGCAGAGCGTCCGTCATAGGCCGCCCGGTCAGCAAGCAGACCCGCAGCGTCAACCTTGATTGACGGGCCGTTCTCGCCGAGGTCTGCCAGGATGGTGCCGAACTGGTCGGTGATCTGCCGCAGTCGATCGGCGCTGTCCTTCACGTAGCCCTGAATCGGCGCGATGGCGTACGTCTCACCTGTAGCGGTATCTCCCTGATAGGCTGGCGAGATGCTGATCACTGACGCGCTGGCGATGTTCGTGACCGCGTACCACCGGCCATCCGGACCACGAAACGCATCACCAACACGAGCGTTCGCGCTGAAGGCAGTTCCGGTCCCAGTGACTGTCGCACTATTGGCCGTGACGGCCACTGTTCCTGCCGAGTACCACATTGGCATTTCCTTTATTTGGGCAATAAAAAACCCGCACTAGGCGGGTTGTTTCTTGAGTCGCGAACTAAAAGCCTGTTACGTCTACCACGATGTATCGAGAACTGTTTCCGTTGCTCTGATTGCAGTCCCAGTTGGTTACAACGCCCTGCCCTCCAGAAAGGAGCCGGACCCAGACTGCCTGATCTACATGAGCCTCGCCGACAGTTATGGCTGAACCGGACATTGACGCAGCCATGTGGTAGAGGCGGCGTTCGTAAACCGCATAGACTGTAGGCTGAGCGCCCGTGTATGAGAGGATGCGTTGCAGCCTAATCTGCTGGTTTTGCGGGAACACTGCATATGTTCTTCCAGTTGGATACTGGAATGTTCCAACCCCAGCGGATACCCCAACAACGTTTAGCAGCTTCCAGGACGCGTCAAATACCAGTGCGCCCTGCTCATTGAACACTTGGAGCCCGGATGGGGATGTTCCAGACCCCGCAGCGAATATCCAGTAGCTAACCTGCGTTCCGACTGGGCCAGCAACGTTGATATAAACCGTCGCACCGGACTTGCCGGCCACTGCAGCTGGAAGCGGGCACGAATACGCGACAAACTCTCCGGCGTTCACTGTTATAGCGACACGGGTCGGATTGTTCGACATCGCATCGCCGGCAGGAGCCTGCACAGTAGAAGCAACGCCCTTCCGAACGAACATCAGGTTCGCATAGTTGCCATCAATCTGGTACGAGCCTTGCCCGTTCAGTATCTCTAGTCCTGCAGGCATCTAGTACACCCCAAAGTAAATGATCCCCGCAGGCAAGGATTCGGCTGATGCGTTGACAACGGAGGCTCGAGTCCACGTCAGTGTTCCTCCCGAGACACTGATTTGTGGTAGAGAAAATGTCGGGGATAGGTCAATCGCGTTTCCGGAGAAGTCCACAAGGGGAACGGCAAACGGAGTGCCGGTGGAGAATGCGTCATGTGATATAGACCCGCTGGTCTGCCCTGCAGCTATTGAGACAGATCCGAGGATTCGCCCAACAAGCAAGGTTGTGTCCAGCTGTACGGAACCGTCAGCGTTCCACGTCTGCAAACCAGCAGGCATAAATCAGCTCCATATCCCAAGGCGAATACGCCTGACGTTATTGGCATCCCATACTTGCAGCAGCTGATGCGTGATCTGCATCCGCCCCTGCCCCGACACGCTGCCGTTGATCTCGAACGTGCCGGACTTGGTAAGCCTCCACCCTTGCTGCCCGGCAACAAAGTTCGTTGATTGCAGGGTGTCCGCGATCTTGGCCATGGTGATCGACGCATCGCCGATCACCGCCGAGTTGATGAACACCTGGCCTCCCTGAATCACGAACGGCGTGCTGATTACGCCATTGGCGGTGTTGATCACCGCAAACCGATCTGCCTGGAACAGCACCTGCGATTGCATGCCTTGCGGCGTGTTCTCGATGCCGAGCCCCATGCCGGCGGCGTAGTACTTGCCATCTTGGGTCAGCTGCAGCTTCACCGAGTACATCGCGGACAGATCGCCATTGAGGCTTGCAACCGTCTGTTGCGTCGTCTGGATGGCAGACGAGTTTTCGCCGACGGCCGCCTGCAGTTGCTGAGTTGTTTCGGCAACTGCGGAGAACTCATCAGCGATCACCCGCTCGATTTCCGTGATCGAGGCGCCGATCTCGTCCGTGACTTGCGCCTGCAGCTGGGTTAGCCGCTCAGCCATCGCTGAGTTCTCGCTAGCCCGAGTGCGCGACTCCTGAGTAATGCGGGCAGATGCATCCCAGCCGTTCAGCGCGTCGGCCAGGTCGCCCTCGCCATCGTCATCCCGGTAGGCTGCCTGCAGCACTTCCAGGCTCGACGCTGCGGCAGTGACTTTGCCGTCCAGCAGCTCAAGGCTCGCAGTGTTCTGCTCGACCTGCAGTGCAAGGCCGTTCGCCGACTGGACCACCTGCCCGATGTCGAGCCAGTAGGTCGCGTTCGGCGGGGCGTTCGCGCCATCCGGGTCGGCCGGCACGTCCATCCTGGCCTGATACAGCCGCTGCCCATCGCGGACTGAATCGCCAGCCTGATAGGCGTTATGCGGCGAGTACTCGAGAGCATCCGTCAACTCCCTGATCCGGTCATTGACCGAACCAGGGCCGTCGCCATCGATCAGATTGATCCGATCAAGCAGGTTCTGCCCGAGCTCGGTTTCGCTGATCTGGCCTGCGATGTACTCGAGGATTGCCGTCGCATCGGCGCTCGACTGACCCATGACCCAATCAGACCACGGACCAATGTTGCCGGTCCTGTCGATCAGGCGCGCCCTGAACCAGAACGTCACGCCCGCCGCCAAGCCGGTCATGGTGTGCGTGTTTGCTGGGTAGGCGTAATCGCCAAGGTGCAATGCGTCCTGCTCGCTCTGCGTCGAGCCATACTGGATCTCGGTCCGCAGCGTGTCCTCTGCTCCGGCCGGGAAGCCCCACTCCAGGCGAATTCCGAAAACCTCAGGCACCGCATTCAGGAAGGCCACGGCCGGCGGCGTTCCTGCCTTTCCGGCGAGATCGATCGCCTCGCTGTAACCCCAAGGGCTCGTAACATCCAGGCTGTTCAGTGCGCGGACGCGGATCTGGTAGGTGCCAGCGTAGATGCCGACCACGTCAATCTCGGTACCGCCAACGCGCCCTGCATAGACCCAAGCCCCGTCGCCGCGCTTCCACTCCACGTCATAGCGGGTGGCACCTGGCGCAGCATCCCAGAGGATCGTCATTGTGGTGACGGCCATAGTCTGCTCGATCATCCAGTCGCTGATGGCGCGGATGTTCGTCGGAGCAGCCTGCACGCTGGAGGGGATTGCCGTGATCGGGCGCTGGCTGATGATCGCTCCGCTGTCGACCGCGGCGTGCTTGCCCTCGACGTACTTACTCGCCGTGATGGCATATTCCAGCGGACCGGACTCGGCGATGCTGACAATCCGGTAGCGCTGGGCCGCCAGGCTGGTCGACTCCCACGCCCAAACGCTCTGCGCGACAGGGGCTGCGTCGAATGCAGGTGCGACGGTCAGCTGATGCCCGTCTACCGCGACGATGCTGCGGGTTTGCGCGACGCCGCTCGGCAGTATGCAGGTCAGCTCGTCGCCGCTCTGCACACCTTCGACCTTATCCACGGTGACGACGGTTGCCGTTGCAGCGCTCAGCCGGCCACCAATGCGACGCCCCGCCCGGGCATTGTCAGCCACGCGGATGATCTGACCTGGGCGCGCACGGATACCATCAAGCCCGACAGAGAATGTGACCGTTTCAGTCTCGAGCAGGTTGGTCAGCAGCGCCCAGCGGCCGGCGCGCTGCGCCTGACCCTGCGACGTGCAGCCGAGCGCTGTGATCTCGGTGGTCTGCACACCGAAACGCGCAACGGCGTCGTCATCCTGCACGTACTCGACCTTGCGGCGGTACATGTCGGACGGGTCGTTCCAGCCCACCAGAACGGCGCTGTAGCGGGTGCTGCGCTTGCTGCCCTTGTAGCTGAACTTGCCGTTTTTGACGTTGGCGTTGGTGTAGGTATAGACCGGGTCAGCCGGCATATCGGCCGAGACGATCGCCTGGCCGGCGCCCCAGTATGTGATACCGCGGAACACTGCGGCGATGTCCTGCAAAGCCTTGTAGGCGTCAGCGCGCTTCTGCAGGTATAGGTTGCAGACGAAGCGCGGCTCCATGCCTCCTTGGCCGTCGCTGACGAGCTGGTCGCAGTACTGACCGATCTGGTACAGCCCCCACTTGTCCACCTGACTCGCGTCGATTCGGTCGCCAAGGCCGTAACGCGGGTGCAGCAGCAGGTCGTAGTAGATCCACGCCGGGTTGTTGCTGTACGCCAACTGGAACGTGCCATCCCAGATGCCGGTGTAGGTGCGGCTTTCCGGGTCGTAGTTGCTCGGCACGCGAATGATCCGCCCGCGGGCATGGTAGCCCCGGCGCGGCACCGATCCGCCGAACGTTTCCGCATCGAACGAGACGCCAACGATGGCCGAGTTCGGATAGCGGAACTTGGCGTCGATAATCTCCGTGAACGACTTGATGTTGACCGTATCTGCGATGGCCGACGACGTGCTGTTCGGGGTCAGTCGGCGTACGCGCACACGCCAGCCGCCAGAACCTTCAGGCAGGTCGATCCGTACGGAACGCTCGTATCCGCCAGTTGTTTTGCCGTTGAAGGCACCGGTCAGGACTTGCTGATAGGCGCCAAGGCCAATCGCTACGTCAATGGCGTAGTCGACCCGGTATCCAGTAGTGTCGCCGTTGCTGGTGTTCTGCTTGGCCAGGCGCGGGACGGTGAAGTTGATCCGAACCGCCGACAGGTCAGTATTCGTGATCGAGCGCACCCACGGCGCAGAGGCCTGCAGCTCAACGCCGATGTTGATTTCGTTCTCGACCTGCGGGAATCCGGCCAGGTAGGACTGATCCTGGCTGCCGGTACGCTGCTCCCAGCTAAAACCGCTGAAGGACGAACCGCCGCTGGTCGACGCCGGAGTCTCGTCCAGGTAGATGGACGCCGAGCCGTTGACAAGCCCGTAGATTTCGCCCTCGGAGATTAGGTCGATCAGGCGGGCATAGGCGATGCTGACCAGACTATCGGGCGACTCCTTCGGTGTGCGCGGCTTGTCGCTGCCGCCCTTGGCGCCCTTGATCATTGCTGTCATGCCCGGTCCTCAACGTAAACGCCGCCAGAAATCACCGCAGACCCGACGATCAATTCACCGTAGAGCAGCGGCACAGGGTTGCCTTGGGCCTCGGTGTTGACCGGGCCGTTGAATGCGTAACTGGAACGGTTGTTGGCCGAGTCGGCTGACTCTGCGGCGCTTGGCTGCGGAGAAAGCATCATCACCGCGCCGCCGATGGCCATTGCAGCGCCCGCCATCATCAGCGCCGGGTTGGCCGTGATTGCGCCTGCCACGACCAGGACGATGCCGACAATGACCTGAAACAGACCTCCCTGCTTGGCGCCAGCCGGAATTGGCGCGATCCGAATGTCATCCTTGCCTGCTGGATGGCCAAGCACCTCGGCGCCGACATTCTCGCGGCCGTAGAACACCGCGTAGCCACCAGGGGCATTGGACATGTGGCTCTCGAAGCCAGGCAGCATTACGCACAGCGCCCGCACGGCTTCGGCGGCATTCGCTACGGCCAGGCGATGAACGCGGCCGAACTTAGCCCCCAGCTTCCCGTAAAGCCTGATTGTCTTGAGTTTCATGGCGCCAAATACTCACTGTCTTTTCCAGCCAATAGCCGCCATACGGATCGCGCTTTGAGTCGCGCCCGTACAGGTGGTGGAGGATTGATTGGGGGGCCGGGTAGTGCTCAGGCTCGGAAGCCAGCACGCCCGAATCGAGATAAATGCCGGCGTGGTTCGGGACCGGCGCTCTGATCTGCATCAAGACCACGTCGCCGTGCTGCAGGTTGCTCACCTGACGGAAGCCCGCCCTAGGCAGCAGCTCCCGGTAGTAGTCCTTCCCCTGATCCCACCAGCCGTCCTCGCGCTCGTAGTGGCCGAGGTCGACGCCCATTTCGCGCTGGTAGAAGTCGAGAACGATGGACAGGCAGTCATGCACGCCATGCACGAACTCACGCCCGATCAGCGGAGCCTGCCAGCCTTCTGGCTTGAACCAGACGTGCTTCCCCGCCTTGCCCTGATCCACCGGAATGATTGCCCAGGGCAGGCCAGACTCCTCGCAGGCGACCCGGTCCGCAACGCTGGGCTGGGCCGGGTAGTCCGGGTGGCTGTGCACCACGGCCTGAACCTCTCCATCGCGCATGGCCGCCTTGTAGTCGGCCGGGTCGATGACGAAGTGCTCGTTCGGCGTAGAGGCAACGTTCCGGCACGGGCGGTACTGCCCGTCCACGATCAGCCCGCACGATTCGACTGGATAACAGGTCTCCGCGTGACGCTTGGCCGCTACGGGTAATCGCATGATTTGCACCCACAAAAAAGCCCACCGAAGTGGGCCTGTGTGTAACTGGAATGGTTACCGCATGAGGGCGGCTGCGGCGAATCCGCCGAAATTCAGCACGCCATTCTCACCAAAGCGAAGCTTGCAGCTCTGCAGCCGCTTGCCGCATTTGTCCCGCGCCGCATCCGTCGTGATGATGTCGTACTCATCCGCCACTGGCGGGCCGGTGTAGCCGCATTCCGCGCTCCGGTACCGCCACGGGCAGTGGTTCGCGATGATCTGCCGCCGCGGCAGCTGAACGCCCTGAAAGTCCATGGCGCTGGCCAACTCGAACTCCACCGCCTCAGCCGTTTCGCCGACCTTCTGCTCGATGAACCAGATCTCCGGCGGAAACTCCTCGTCCGGGTCAGCGTCCGGCATTCCATCCAGGTACTTTGCCAGCGTCCGCCGACGGGTCAGCTTGGCGCCAACCATATCGTCGAACTCCAGGCACAGCGCCGTGATGAAGCCGCCGACATTGCCCATCTTCAGGCTCGGCGACGGGTTGCGGCTGCCGCTCATCTCGAACCCGCTAGCCTCAAGCGGCCACGGGTCGTACTGCACACCCTTGAAGCTGATCGGGCCGGCATCGTGGCTGTGGAAGTGGTAGACCTCCGCGCCAATCGCCTCGGCGTCGAGGGTGTAGAGCGTCACGATCTGGCCGGGCTCAAGGCGCTGCACGTCGATGGAAAGCATTTCAATACCCACAATAAAAAGCCCTGCAAGATGCAGGGCTCGGCTATGAGTGAGAGCAGATTAAAATGGAGTGGTCAACGCCTTCTCGTAATCCCATCCGGCAGTGATCCTACTGATCACGCTGCCGTATTTCAGGTCGAGCCTCTCGCACCACTCAACGAGGATCATGGTTTCCCCGTTAATGGTAACCGGAGTGTTATTTGATCGGTTTCGACTCTGCTCGGAAGGTGTAGACCACTTGCAATTGCTTTTCGAATAGCCGAGGTCATTATTAATTCGATCAATCGAAGACCCTTCCGGCGGGTCTCCCATATCAGCAAGGAACTTACTAAAATCATTGACCCAGCTATCACAAATCGTGATTCCTCGCCCACCATATCGATGGTATTTCTCAGATCGAGGGTTTAGGCAACGGCTTTTCATTCCGTTCCAAGAGTAGTAGGCCCGCAAATGCTTAAGCCTCGGGCCGCCATATGTATCGGCCGCCTGCTGCCTAGCGCATTCGCTGCACTGGGATGTCCTGCCCTGGCGTATATCTACAGATCGCGCCGTGTGTGCGTTGCCGCAGTCGCAGATACACTCCCAAAAAATCTGTTTCATCTTGTTTTTAGCCGGCGGGCTGCACTCTCCGACAACTACAAGACGACCATACCGAGCGCCAGGAACGGCGACAATTTTCTTTGACATAAAACCCTCGTAGAAAGGTTCTCGCAGACTTATAGATGTCCGGCAACGCAGTCTACGTTTTGCGCTTTCGGGAGCTACCCTAGCCGGACGAGTTAATTGTATCGCGACTAGGGCGAATGCACCTCCTCAAAGCTGGCCGACAGCTGGAAATAGCCCGCCCCCTTCGATGTGAGGCTGTATCCGGACCGGCACTTGAACAGCTTCGTCGCACCGAGCGGAGTGACCCACACGAATGCTTGGTAGCCGCCCTGCCGGTCAAGGAATTCTGCCATCGCCTTGACCGGCATCCCGCCGCCAGTCTCCCAATGCCCCATCGCGGAGATACGCCACGTTTCGGTGCGGGTATTGATGCCGTCGCCGGCCTCTTGCGTGTACCCGTCGCCCATATCGGTGCGCAGCGTCCGCTGGCTCACATCGATCGAGGCAGAGTTGTCGATTGGGTAATCGAAGACCTCCATTAGCGTCCGCCTCCATAAAGGTTCCAGAGCAGGCCGCCCGGGCGGGACTCGCGCTCAATCTTGGTCAGGACGACAGCGTTTATGGTGTCTGCCGTTATCTGGCCTTGCTGCCGCATTTCCTGCTCGCTCATGCCAGCCTGGCCCTCGACTGTGACTGGCGCGTGGATAGTGATCTGCGGCGCCCCGCCCCCGCCCTTCCGGTCTGCCAGGTAATCCTTCAGGTCGGAGTTCGTGCGCCGATCCACGACACGCTCGCCGCGGTCCAGCAGCCAGGTGCCTTCCTTCGGGATGTTGTCGATACCGTCGTGCGCCATGCCGGCCAGCGCCAGGCTTGAAACAGCGCCGACCATTGGGGACGTTGCTGCCAGCGCAGCAGCAGACGCCGCCGGAGCCATAGCCGGGCCAACGATAGGAATTGCCGCGGTAGACGCATAGGCGTTCAGAGCGGCCATTTGCTGAGAAGCCATCGCATTCGAGGTCAACGCCGTTGCAGCGGTGGCCTGAGTAGTTTTACCAACCAGCATCTGAACCGCCTGGTAGGCCAGCCACTGAGCCGCCATCTCGCCGAGCGCATTGACTGCGGAGCGGGCCAGCCCCTCAAACATCCCGCGCGCAGCATCTCCCAGCGACTCAGCGTCGAACACCATCGACTCGAAGGCATCACCGAAGCGACGACTGAAGTTCTCCAGCATATTGCCGGCCAGCTCGTCGAAGTCCGTCAGGTTCTTCTCTGCGGACAGCAGATACCTTTCCCAGAAGCTTCCGTTGATCTCCAGCAGCTGCTCGCTCACCTCCGTTTCCAGTCGGATCAGCGCCTCGTTGCGCTCTTCTGCCGTGAGTAGCGTTGCGTCCATGATGACCTGACGGCGCCGCTCGTAAGAGGCCTTAATCGCCTCCTCCTCAGTCATCAGCGCATCGATGATCGACACCGCGTCGCGGTTGGTCTGTTCCTCGGCTTCGTTGACCTTCCGAATTGCCTCAGCCTGCTTTTCGTAGGCTTCAACCGCCTGCAATGCGGTGCGTGCGCTGGCCAGCTGCGACTCAGACGCTCCGTCCATGGCGAGCTTATAAAGCGTCGCCTCGGTGGTGTTCATGCCAAGCATCTTGGCTTGCAGCTCGAGCGCTGAAACCTGCTGCTTCAGGTTCTTTTCCGAGGTCTTGCCGCGAGCGCGCTCTGCTTCTTCCAGCCGGTAGAGCTGCGTGGCCAGCTGCTCGGCCTCTTCCCGCTCTTCCTTGGTGGCTTCAGCGCCAAGCGACTGAATTGCCGCAAGGCGGGCGCGCGCCTCCCCTTGCAGCTTCGCCAGGTCCAACTGCTCGCGCATGCGGGCAATTGCTTTCTGCCCTTCAGCGCTCGTCGTAGGCTCTTCCGGGTCGCTCAGTTCGGGCGCCTTGCTACGCTTGGCGATCTCGTCGTCTACGGCGCGAAGGCGCTTGCGGTACTTCTCCAGCGCCTCATCAGCAATCAGCGCCTTCTCTGCGGTGCGTTCCAGCTCCTCACGCCACTCTTGGGCCTTGGCGCTGCCCGGGTAGCGCTCGAGGTTGCCTTTCAGCGTCTCGACGCGGGCGTTCAGCGCAGTCAGCTCGCCGGCGGCGCCGCTAGACTCAGTTTCTATCTTGGTCAGCAGATCCGCGCGCAGAGCCCGCAGGGTTGCATCGCCGAGGTCATTGACCGACTCGGTAAGCAGGTCGACCGGCTGCTTGGCGTCACGGGCGTTGCTTGCGAAGGTGTAGAGCGCGCCCGCAGCAAGCAAGACCACGCCAGCCGGCCCGCCGAGCAAGGCCATGGCGCTACGCAGCCCGCCGGCAACGATGGTGCCGACACGCATTGCGCTGTTGAGCGCGTTCTGCGCTGCGGCCTGGTTCGCTGCCGCCTGAAGCGCCACGGCTTGTGCAGCCGACAGGTTGCGGGCGGCGATGGCGTGGGCATTGGTACCCTTGGCGGCCTCGAACTCAGCCTTAGCCACCGCAAGCGCTGCCATGGCCGATTGGCGCTCAGCGGTAGCACGAGCAGCCGAAACAGCCAGCGCCTCGCGCTCCTTGGCGATGCGAATAACTGTTGCAGTGACCGCCTGGCCCTGGGTGGCGGTGTAGGCAAGCATGGCCGTGACAAGACGCGCACCAACCGCAACAGCCAGATACTCGGCCGCAGTGCTGATGCCGTCGAGCGCACCCTTCATCGCTTCGGTGTCTTCGCTGAACGCAAGCACCGAGTCCGCGGCAGAGATGATGCTGTTGGTGACGCTTTGAATCGCCCCGCTCTGGTTTTCGAAGGCTACCAATATGGCAGTTGTCGCCGTCTTGGCCCGAACAACTGCGTCTGTCAGGTTGTTCGCCATATTGGCGGCAGCCTTGGCGTTATCGTCTAGGGACTTGCGCAGGCCTTCGGATAGGTCGCGAGCGGAAAGCTTGCCAGCCGAGCCAAGCGCGCGGATCTCGGCAGCGGAGCGGCCGGTAGCGTCGGCGATGTCGTTGATTACGGACGGAAGCGCCGTTGTGATGGTTTCCCACTGATCTGCAGCCACGCGGCCAGTGTTCATCGACTTGGAGAAAGCGCTGATTGCCGTCTCGGCCCGCTCTGCGCTGGTGGCGTTCTTCACGAACGCATAGGACATCGAGTCGGTAACGTCGAGCGCCTGCTGTGTGGAGTAACCCATGCTGCGCAGGCTGTCCGCGGTGCGAATGTACAGCTCTTGGGCTTCCGACAGCGAACGGTACGTGCCATTCGCGGTGGCGAGCAGGCGGCGCTGCACAAGCTCAAACTCGGCCTGGCTGCTCGTGGCCATCTGCACGCGCTCGGCCATCTCCTGATAGGTCTGGACCAAGCCGGCAGCGGAGCGAAGCGCTGTCGCGGAAACAGCGGCAGCTAGGGTTGTTCCCAGAGCAGCAACGGCTGTTTTCAGCTGAGTGGCGGCCGTCACATTGCGGCGAGTCTGGCGCTCCAGCTGATCGAATCCGCCTTCAGCCTTGCGGGAGGCAGCTTCCAGGCGATCCAGATCGCTCGCAGCCTTCAGGCCGCTTGTGCTGTCCACGCTCAGGACAAGGCGGGCGTATTCGGTCATGCTTTTCTCCGGGCATGAAAAAGCCCGCGCTAGGCGGGCTTCGTGAGGTCATTTACTGCTGCTTTGGTGGCGCGGCCTGCTGCATGACTTTGTATGAGGCCTCGATTGTTTTCTGGCTGGCTTCCATCATGTCAGCTGTCAGCGTCTGGTTACCCCATCGCGCAACCTTCCCCTTCTCGAAGGTCACGACCAGTCGGTCCTGTGCAAGCTGCTCATTATCTACCGGCGTGAGTCCCATTATGACCGGGTTCCAGTAGATCCAGCGCTCACGCTCTTCATTCACATCAGTGCGTCGCGGGAGCCCCATGGTCGCCTGCACGTCGGCTTTCGACATTCCCAGCGACAAGTTCATGGACTGCCGGTTGTAGTCGATACGATTGTTGGCGCAGCCTGCGATGATAAGCAGCGCGGCCACGATGAGAATCTTGCGCATGGTTCCCCTCCCTGTTTGAAAGGGCCAGATTATCACCGATTCTCGGCCATCGCCTTCAGCGCGGCGCGCTCCATGATCTGGATGGCCTCAAGATGGTCGCGCTGCTGCTTGCGCTTGACGCGGTTCATTCGAAATAGCGACTCGAGAGCCGAGTAGTCAAGCCCTGTCGGCCCATTCATGCCCATGCGCCACTGGGTCTGCATCGAAAGGAAGATGTCGAACACCTGCCAGTTCTCTGGCCAGATGCCGAACCGCTCTTCCGGGAAGTCTTCGGGGCGAAGGCCGAAGCGGGCCATCTCTTCGGGGTCGGCGTCCTTCCGATAAAGCCGCTCGACCGCCCCCTCTAGTTTCCCCGGCGACCGTCCACCAGGGCGGTGATATACGCGGAGAAGATGGCTTTCGGGGCCATGACGTAGTTTTTGCACAGCAGCTCAATGCTGGCAGCGCAGAATTCTTCTTCGAGATCCCAGCCGGCGAGCATTTCACCGAGCAGGTCGGGGTCGCTGATCTTCTTGTTCTTGATCAGCGCGTCGAGGCTGTCCTTGTCGCGGTGCTTGAACTCGAATACCGGCTTGGCGACCTGGCCGTCAGGCAGCGGGATTTCGACCGGCGCCTTGAAGGTAGGATTCGGGGTCAGGGTGAATTTCACGCTCATGGATCGTCCCTATCTGGAATTGGTAGGCCCGCCTGGTGACGGGCCTTGCTGCGTTAGGCGGCGTAGCGCATGGGCTCGGAAGTGAGCGACACGGTGCTCTGCAGGCCCATCAGCTCGTTCTTGGTGAGCGTCGGGGTCTTGTTGAGGGTCACGTAGCCGTTGTAGAAGATCGCGGAGCCGGACGGCAGTACGACCGACACCGCGCGTGGAATGCGGTCGTCGTTGGCGTCGGACAGGATGCTGTACCAAGGCAGCTCGGCGTCGTCGCCGATGGTCATGGCGAAGCTGGACGCGCTCTTGACGGTCGGGATCTGGTGCTCGACATCCTCCTCAAGGAACGAGTAGGTGACGAACTGCTGCTCGCCGCCGGAAGTGGTGAACTCCAGAACCTGGGTGATTTGCTGCCAGGTGCTGATCTTGCGCACGGAGCCAGCACCGCCGCCGGCCGGATACAGATTGGTCGAGGTGGTGTTGATGCCTTCCAGCTCGAAGGTGTCGGCTGTCACGTTGGCGACGCGAGCCACGCGGCTGTTCAGGCGCGACCAGCCGGACGTCACTTCGACGATATCGCCATTGGCCAGGCCGTGACCAACTGCCGAGGCGACAGCAGGGTTGGCGTTGGATACAGCGGTGACTGTGATCGGCGCGGCATACGCGGAAGCGATGGATACTACGGCGCCGTTGGGTAGGCTCACACTCATGGGTTTTTCCTCTGGGTATAAAAAAACCGCCTTTCGGCGGCTCTGGATTGCCCAACGGGCGGTTAAATCGTGTCGGCCCGGTAGGTGAAGCTCACCGGAACCATGAAATGCGTGTCGCCGTTGATCGGCAGGCCTTCACTGCAGGGGCTCGTGATTTGCATGGCGAAGCTGCCAGACACGAGGCGATCGTTCAGCGGGAACAGCTCGGCGAGGTCAGCGGCCAGCGTTTCCGCATCTGTCGGCCCCTTGCCTTTCGGCACGAACACGCTGATCTGGCATACGCCGCTGTACTCGCGGTGCGCTCCGGCCAGGTCGGCGCTGTCGGTCGGCGCTTTGAGCAGGTTGAAGCGAAGGTATTGCCCTGCAGGAGGCGCGAACTGAACGTTCTCCCAGGCAACCGGCAACGTGCGCGCCGTAGCAAAGGTGTTCAGCCTGCCTTGGAGCAGCGAGCGAATCAGCTTTTGAGACATGGTCACACCTTGTTCTTGGCAACGGCCACGGCGACCATCTTCTGCACTCTGGCGAAGTTGATCCGGACCATCCCGGCTGGGGCCTGGGTGCTGCTGCCGTATTCAAGCGAGTAGATGTACGGCAGGTTGTTGGTCAGGAACACCTCCTGTCCTGCGCCCTCTGGCGTTTTAGCCTGCACCTCTGTCAGCGCCTGCGCGCCACTCTTGTCGTCTCGGTCGATCTCGTTTGGCGTTGGCTGGCCGACCGAGGTCTGCCAGTTACCGCGGGCCCGGCCGGTATCGACCGGAGTCGAGCGAATCACGCTAGAGAACAACTCAAGCGCTGCAGTACGGGCGATTTTGTCGTGCGCCTCCGCAGCTTTAGCGGTAAACCTGCGGATGTCTTCGGAGAACGACATCAGCGCCTCCCCTGGACCTCGTAGGCCAGCACTTCACCGGTCGGATTGAGCGTTGAGACTGCAACTACCGTCCATACCTGGCCGGCTGCTGTGATCGTCGTCTCGAGTGTTGGAGGCCATTCGAGGCCGGCGGCACCGAAGAAGATCTTCTTGTCGTCGCGCTTGATCATCGAGCCATCCGCGTACTGCGTGCCAGATGACTGCAGGCTGTAGTTGTCGAGGATGGCCTTCGTGGTCTGCGTTAGCGTCTGGCCTGGCGTCGTTTCGCCCGTCACCGGGTCATAGCCGCCGACCTGCTCGAGCGTCAGCGTGATCGTTTCGCCGATCTCCTCAACAACGGCCAGCGCTTCGGCAGCGCCCTCTAGAATCTCGTCGCGCAGTGACATATCAGCCCCTCACAAGCCTGACCTGGCCCTTGTTCGACCAGGGCTTAATGAGCGCCAGTGCGAACGACTCGGCGGCGGACAGCGCCTTGCTGCCTTCGCGGAACGTCTTGCTCGACTGGACCGGACCGGCAGTCACGCTCGTGCTGACGATCTCGCGCTCCTGAGCGCCGTAGAGCCCGCCCGAGGCCGCCAGTTGAGCGATTTCCGCCCCGGCCTGTACGACGGCATCCGGAACCTCGGAAAACGTCGCAGTCAGCCGCTCAGCGAGCCAGGTGTTAGCCATCAGCACCGCGCGGGCCTTCTTGTCTTCGGCGGCCCAGTCGGACCCCAGCAGGCCGTCGACCTGCGCGATGGTGATGTATTCGGTCATTTACTCGGCCTCGGTCGGCTCTGGCTTGGTCTTGCGGGCGCGCGGCTTGGGCGCCTCGTCTTGCGGCTCGACTACCTCGCCAGGCGGCGCGAATCGAGCGTCGATGATCTTGAAGCCCTGAGCACGCAGCTCGGCCTTCCGTTCCGGCGTGACCGGATGGGGTTCGTACTTAATCTTCTGCTCGGACATTTCATCCTCCAGAGAAACGGGGCGAGCCGGAGCCCGCCCCTATCGGTTACTTGGTCGCGTCACCGATGGTGATCACGCCAGCGCTCGACTTCACGCTGTTGACGAACAGGTCCCAGTTGGAACCGGTTGCCAGCTCGGCGTTGGTCGGGGACTTGCCGCCGTTGGCGATGTCCCATGCGTAGCCCTTGAGGCCCAGACCGAAGCTGTAGTCGGCCTGGAACGTGGTCTCGATGCGCTCCTTGCCGTTGCTGGTTTGGACGCTGGTAACAACGTCGCTGCCGTCGTGGACGATGGCTGCGGAGTCCGCCAGGGACAGCACCTTCTGCTTGGCGGGCGTGCCAGTTTCGTACAGCGCCGGGGCATCGGTAACGATCACAGGACGACCCAGGATGTCGACGATGTTGACCGACTGGCTGTTGAACAGCTGCTGCGCGTTGGCCAGGTTCTGGCCGACCAGCTTGTGGAAAACCTCGCCGGTCATCACCTGGGCCACGAGCAGGCCGGAGGCGTCGCCGAACTTGGCGTGAGCACCGTTGATCGCGCCGTAGGTCACGCCTGCAGTGGCGGACACGTCGTTGGTGGCACCGGCCACGTTGCTGATCGCGGCAACCAGGGCAGCGATAGCGGTGTTCAGCTGGTCGGCCATGATGGCTTCGGACAGGTTGCGGGAGATGACCTCCAGCGCCTCGGCCGGGTTCTTCTGGATCCACGACAGCTGGGACGGCTCCCAGAGGATCGGGCCGAAGCCGCCGGCGACCTTGACGCTGTTGGCCTGAACCTGCGCGAGCGCAGTGGCGGACTGGGCGTTGTTGGTGGCGTAGCGGTCGACGCGACGCTGAGCGGAGTGCAGACCAGCCCACAGGGATTCCTGCAGGAAGTCGCCATCGATGCCCTGCGGGGTCAGGCGGATCGCGCCATTCGACGCGGCGTTGAACTTCTCGACCATCTGGGCGATGGTTTCGACGGTGGTGTTCTTCAGGTACTCGTTGAACACCTTCATGTCGGACAGTGCCATTGGCTATTTCCTCTTACGCGTTCTGGATTTGGGCGTTGATCGCGGCCAGGCGCTCTTCTTTGCTGCCGCCGAGATTGCCCTTAGGTTTGGGTGGCTGACCGTTTCCGTTCGGAGCGCCGCCGCCATTGGCGCCGGAACTCTTAAGGATCGTGTCGCGATAGGGGTAAGCGTCGACGAGGGATTCCAGCGCTTCATCGAAGTCAGCCAGTTCGCCAGGGCGCGCACGGCTGAAAATCTTGTTGCCGTTGGCGTCATAGGCGACGACCTTGCCGTCCTCGATCTTGAAGCGATTCCCGAAGGTGGCTTGCACCATGTCTGCCGGGACAGCCAGCTTCTCGGCGATGACCTTGGAGCGAGCGAAGCTGCCGCCGATCTTCTCGCCGTACAGTTGCTGCTCGAGGGCCTGCGCCTTGGTGTTGGCTTCGTCCAGCTGGGCCTGATAGCCCTTGGCGATTTCCCGCTTCACCTTCTCGACCTCGCCGGCATCCACCAGCTTCTTCGCGTCGAGATTTGCGACGATCTCCAGAGCCTTGCGAGCCGCCCCGGCGTCATCAATACCTTCGAAGGCCTTGGCGGTCTTCTCGGCAGTCTCAGCGCGCTCGCGGTGCTGCTTGGCTTCGGCGTTCAGTCGGGTGATGGTCGCCCGGGTGCCAACCGCATCGAAGGCAACCTCTTTGCCGTCGTCCTCAACGTAAACGGGCTTGCCGTCTTGGATTTCGGCGTACTGCTTGCCATCGACTTCTACGGTCTTCAGTTTCATCTCGTCTTTCTCCGGCCATCCGGCCATTGCGTTGAGCCATCCGGCCCGGTGGCGCCCCGTCCCATCCGAAACTGCGGGCATAAAAAAACCGCCATGCGGCGGTGTGTTTGGCTGGGAAGGCCTTATGCGGCCTCAAGTCCCAATGTCATTTGCAGCTGCTCGCGCCAGTGCTCGACCTGAGCAATCAGGCCAGGCTTGCGCCAGCGGAATTTGGCAAGTTCGCTGCCGCTCAGGCTGGCGATATCGCTTGCATCGGAAAGAGCCTTGCAGGCTCGGTCGAACTGCTGCTTTTCGGTCAACTCGCCCCGCAGTAGCGCGTCGATATGAAGGTCTGCCCAAACAGCAAAGTCAGGTGATATCCAACGAGCGAAAGCCACTGCCAGCTTTGGGTGGAGCCAGGTGCCGCCGCCACGGCCACGCTGGCCGCGAATCAAATCCCTCGAATCTGAGGTATTTAAGTGGCGAGCCAGCGCCTCGATGTAAGCCTCGGTTTCCTTGTTGCGCAGCCAGTTATCCAGCCGTAACCCGTGACCTGCGGCGATGTCCGTCGCATTGATCCAGCCCTCGCTGTTGAAACGCACCGGCTGGCCTTGGTAGTGAAATGGAACGACGTTGTTCATGTTCATGCCCTGCAATGAGCCCTGGAAATAGATCGACCGTAGAAACGCTCCAGGGAAAGCGCTTTCGGATGCCTCCTATCTACGGTCGTTTGCAAGGCGCAGCGGGGCGGACGGATGAGCGAACATCCGCTTTTCGGCTGTACGGGCCTAGCTGCGTGCTGGGTTGCCTTTCGGCTGAAACGAAAAAGCCCCGCACGATGGCGAGGCTCTAGAAATGGAAAACCCGGCGCTTGGCCGGGCTTGGATATGGTGGAGTGGCCGGTGCTGATCTCCGGCTTTGGGCGCGGCGGTCTCTGGTTTGTCCAGTACCCATAGACGATCCTCCCGCCTATGAGCCGTAGCCTGCCCCCAGCTACGATTTATGCCGCCATTGTGGCGCATCAGCCTGCGCATTCACCCCATAAACTGTTGATCTTTCGCTCTATGGTCAGCAAAGCACTACGCGCTCACCGCGCATGAAACACGACGCGCATAGGTGCTGCTTCGTGCCGCCGCTGGCCTTGCCATTCTTGTAGATGACCCCGACCTTTGTCTCGAACACCTCTCCACCTCCGCACCGATGGCAGCGCAGCAGGTGAGCCGCCTGGGGACGCTTCTGCATCGCCTTGCGGGCCTTCTGGCGTGGTTCGTCGTCTTTGGCAGCGCCTTCGATGACGTGGAGGGTTGGCTTTCCGGTCATTGGGCCATCATAGCCCAGCCTTCTCGAAAGCGGCAGCGTCTCGCTTGCGCAGTTCGTCTAACGAATATTCGCGACCTTTTGAATCTACGAACCTGTCTAGCGTTAGTCCGCCTTCACGGAACAGCCTGCCTTTGGTAACACCTAGAATCTCGTCTTGGAACTCGGCAGGCTTTCCGCGCAACCATTGCCCATACGTGATATCACCAGCGATCTGCCCATCCATAGAGGCCTGAGTTGATGGCTCGATATCAGACTTGCTGAGCCCAAGCGCCTCCCATGCCGACTTTAAGACCGGGACGGCGGTGCTTCTGCAGTTCCAATGCCTAGGTGGCTGAGGGCCTGATCCCAATGGGAAGACCTTCCCAGATAGCCCGCGACACGGGGCGGACGTCCGCCCATCGATCGTAGCCAAGAATTGCCACTCTTGAACAATGTCAGCATTCGCCTCGAACACGGCCTGGCGGGCAAAGTTGGCCGTATGGTTGACCGCAGTTCGCACAAGCGCCTCAGCCCCGCGTCGATCGATCTCCATCAGGCCGTCTGCGTAACCAAGCGCACGTGTGCCGCGAATGCGCCGCACCATTTGGTCAATTGTCTCGCCCTCGACGAACCCCATTCGAACGGAATCCCTGATGCGGATCGCCTTTGCAGCCTCTATATCCTTCAATGCTTCCTGGAGCAGCTTTCCTTGGAACGGCCTTGCCATGGCGGCAGCGTATGCCTGATTCGCTGGAACCGTGGTCAGAGTGAGAGCATCAGCCACCTGCGCCGGAAGGACGCTTTGCAGCATCTTGTGTTGATAGCTGGCCTCATAGCCGGCAAGTTCAAGCAGGGCCCTGTCTAACTCATCGCCCGCGACCTTGTACGCTTCTGCATTCAGCCGATTTACTTCTACCAGCATCTGATCCAAGCGCTGCACGCTAAACGAGTCTGGCGGCATGCGCTCAAGGGCGACAGACAACTGGGCAAACAAATCAGCATCGACTCGATTAAGAAGCGCCAGTACGCGCCGAGACACGCCGCTCCCATAACGCTGCAGACCAATCTGGTGACTGATCGCCGCGTCCACGATCTTCTCGTTCGCCGTTGCCATCACATCGCTCCGAGGCTTGGCCCTTGCTGCTCGATTCGCTCGAGCTCGTCGGCCCAGCTGTATTCATCACTGATCACGCCACGGCGCTGCATCTCAGCGAACAGGGTCTCGCTGGACAGCTTGCCTTGTACCGCCATGTTGAGCAGCAGAGGCAGCGTTGTCTCCGGCGCGAAGTCCTGATCGAAGTTGCCGCGCATCTCGACCATGCCGCCATCGCCGAGGCCGAGATAATCGGACATCACCTGCAGCATCTGTGCGAGAGCATCAGCGAACTGGTTTGCCATACGAGCCAGCGGGGACAGTTCTTGCGCTGCCTCCTCGTTCGCCTGGGTCGCCGTCTTGGTCTGCTGCTTTTCTTTCTGCAGCAGCTTGGCGCCGGCCATCCGCATTTCTTCGATCAGGTCTTGCAGCGACTCCCGGCCAGCGTTGATAGCGGCTCCGGTGTGCTCGACGTACTTGGCATCGCCGTCTTTAGGCATGCGAGTCGCGCTGCCGGAGCTGATCACCAGCTCGAACTGCTCGTCGTCGGTGAAGGTGAACAGCAGCGGCACCCGGGCGACGTGCAGGAGGTTGTCCTGATCGCTCTGGGACTGCCAGTGCTTGACGTTGAGGTGCGCCAGTTCGAGCAACGGCGGCTTTGCCGTCAGGAAGCCCGATCGGCCGGTGTAGAACGAGACAAGCGGCACGTAGCCGAGGCTGGTAGTGCCCTCGTCGTGCTGGGCCCATGCGCCGCCATTGTCGGCCTTGCGGTAGGTGCGCCACACGCCAGGCTCAAGGACTCGCACCTGGGCGATCGACTTCACGCCAAACTCGCCGTCAGCCTCCTCGATTGACTCCATGTAGCGGAACTGTGCCAGCTTGCCGCCCTCAACACGCCAGCCAAGCACCTGCTCGGGGCGAATCAGCACGGCATAAGGGCGAACCCCTGCAGCGATCTCGTCTGCGCGAGTGCGGAGACCTTCGGCGCGCGGGTACTCAACCAGCACGTGACAGAGGCCGTGGCTCAGCGCGTGGCGGAACAGGTCAACCGACCAGCTGTTCAGGTCATTCCCGGCAAGATCGATGTCCTTGCACAGCTCAACCAGGCGCTCCGGCACGTCATCGCCCAGCTGCAGCGGCTCAGCGAACACCCGAGAGGTCATGTTGTTGACCGTCTCAGCGTAGGCCGGCAGCAGCGTAGAGAGGCGCAGGCGCTCCTTGTAGGTCTCGTCCTCTTCGGCCGGGTACTGAGGCAGCAGAGCACGCCCGGCAGCCCGCATAGCCTTCGTGCCACCCATCAGCGGCGCAACGATGGCCCAATCCTCGCGCATGGCGTCCACGGCCGGGATTGTTTGGCTTGGGTCGTTGCTCATTGGCGTTACATCCGTAGTGATTTTGTCTGCGGCTTGGCCGGTTTGATGATCGGGAAGCGGTGGACGACGAAGTAACCGAAGGCGTCGGCCGGGTCTTCCGTGCCGTCCTTGTTGGGCTCGCCGTGTTCGTTGTATGCCTGCTGCTCGAGCACCTGGGTGGTTACTGGGCACTTGTCGGTGTTGACCTTGAGCCGGCGCACGCCCTCGCCATTCAGGAACATGGCGTTGACGGCCAGCACCCGGTCACGAACCATCGGGTTTGCCGGGTTGACGCGGACCGTGAAGCCGGCCTGCTTGAGCAAGCTGTGATCGGACTCGCTACCGTTGACGCTCTTGCGGTTCTTGCCGCTGGCGTCGGGGTAAACCGTGATCTTGTGGCCTGGAAATCGCTCAAGTAGCGCAGCGATCATCGCTGGGGTATCGAATAAACTTGTCAGCTCGTCCAGCTGCATCGGCTCACCGTCACGCATGACGAAGACAGTCGCGGCCATTCGATTGATGTTGAAGTCCATCCCGACATGCAGCTCTTCACCCGGGCGAATCGTCTCGTCGGTGTGATTCAGCCGCCGGCAGAAGTTCGGATAGACCGATCCGCTCACCAGGTTGACGAACTGGCCGTCAATGTAGGCGTCGACCAGATTGGCCGGGTACGACTCGCGCAACGACGGGATGTAGTCCTTCGGCAGGTTCTTCGCGTTCTGCCTCGTGCTGGCGTGGACGATGCCGTACAGCGGGCGCTGGCTCGGATTGGCGGCCAGCTCCTTGACGAACTTGCGATATACCCAGTTGAACCCCTCCGGCGTGGTCGTCACGTCGATGGTGTTCTCTCCGCGCGTCGGCCAGACGGTCGACATACGGGCAATGATCTTCTTCCAGGCGCTGTCAGCCTTCTTGATCGGCATGCAGTCGATCTCGTCGACTAGTGCGTGCGCGATGTTGAAGCCGACGATGCGGCCGGGGTGCTCCATGCTCTTGCAGACGATCGTCGACAGGCAGCGGCCTTTCGAGTCGCGCAGATGCACCCGCTTGTTGCTCGGCACGATGTCGGCGAACAGCCCGAAGGCCTCAGCAACACCCGGTATCGTGTCGTAGAAGATGTCGGCGATCTGCGGATAGGTCGGTGCGAAGTAGCCCTGCGGGATGCCAGGGTGCTCCAGTGCGTTGATACACAGCCGCACGCAGCCTACGAACGTCTTGCCGCTACGGTAGCCGCCGACAAACGCAGAGAACTTCTTAGGGTGGCTGATGAACTCAAACTGCGGCTTATTCAGCTTCAGGGTCGCTTGCATCTTCCACCCCGATGATGACTTGCTTCGGCTCAGGCAAGCCTTGATTCGGGTCTTCCAGTTCGCGGCGCAGCTTCTCGATGCTCAGGCGCTTGGCCTCCAGATCAAGCCCAATGTCCGGGCGATCCAGTCCGAGCAACTTGGCCTTGCCGAGCGTCGCGCTCACTGCTGCAGATGACTGGGGGTTCTCGCAGCTCAGCGCTTTAACGCGGGCCTCTTCCAGTTCACGCAGCAGGTCATCCACGGTGATCTGGTTGCGCTTGGCGGCCGCGGTTCGCAGTTCGGCCAGTCTTGCCGTAACCTTGCCGTGATCAAGCATCTCCTTCGCTTTGCGATTGATGCTCTCCGGCTTCATGTTCTCGGCGTTGTACGCCCTTCGGTATGCCTCGCTGGCATTGCCTGTCTCAAAGTAGGCAAGCGCGAAGGCTTCCTGCTTCTGAGTCAGGGCCATAGGTCACTCCGGGTATAGGGTGCTCTCGATGATCACTTGCTCAGCGCACCGGAGCAGGCCGAGCAGTGCCAGGTCTTCGCCTTTGCCGCCCATGCCGTATGTGTCTATCTCTCCGTCCGGCCCTATCGTCACGAGAATGCCAACGTCGCAGCGAGGCACTTCGCCCGACTCCATCTGGTCGGCAATGGTGCGGAGGGTCTTGATCGCATCTCGCCAGCCTTCGCGCTTGAACTCGAGAACTTTTGGTTTATCGGTCACGCCAACACCTCTATGTCATATGCAGCTGGCGAGCCCAGCTGCCCACTTGACCGCCTCAACCACAGCCCAGCCGATAAGGCATAGGGAGATGAGGCCGGAGGCCATGACAAGGCGCCAGACTGTGGTGCGTTTCATGCGCTCGCCTTCTTCTCTCCCCAGCGGATAGCCAGGTCACGGAGCTTTTCTGTTCCGAGAAATCCGACACTACCGCCCACGAAAGTGGCCATGCTCTGCGGCAGGCCGAAGTATTCGAGCAGCGGGACCAGAGTCAGCGTGGCGAATCCACACAGGGCGCCTTCTAGGATCATCTGCCGCTTCGTACCTCCGCCATACACCACTCGCAGCACAGCGATGGTCACGGAAAGGCCGAACGCATACAGGCTCGGGACGATGGTCTGCAGCCATGCGAGGACCGCAGCCCATACTTCTGGACTTTTCTCGGGCATCTTGGGCATCTCGGTTATCCCGCATGGGGCAGTTGATTAAGTCCGGCCTCACATGCGCGTGCGATCCGCCTATGAGCAAGGAGGCAGGCATGGGGCCGGAAGAGGGTTTGGCGCATGGTGGCGAGCCATTCAAACGGCCTTTAGCGCCCGAAACTGAGGCACAAAAAAGCCCGACTCATTGGCCGGGCTCTTCTGAAGCGGTAAAACCGCAATTTGTGCCAGATTGCCAGATCGGCGTTAACACGTCAACAGGCGCGACATGTAAATTAAGCCGCCATTCGTCGGTCGAATTCGGACTCAACGTAGCCGTGCACTCGGCTAAGCATGTCCTTCACCTGGTGGCGGGATTTGCCAAGCTGCTTGCCGATCTGCTCCATGGTGCGGTTGTGGCAGTAGTACAGGTGCACGGCCTCGGACGCCTCGGGATAGCGCTGCTGCAAGCGGGCGACTACAGCCGATACCGTCTCTGCCTCTTCATCGGTGATCGCAGCATCTGGCGCATGGGTGCACGGCACGTTGTCGCGCATGATGGCCAGCATCGGTGAGACGTACCGGGGCACGCCTGTCTTCTGCCATACCCAGATGCCCCATTGGGTCAAAAGCTCTTCGGCGCTCTTCATGCTGCTTCCCCCTTGAGCATGTCGGCTGAAACGATGATTCGGCCCACTTCGCCGTGCTCGGCGTGGTAGGTAATGACCTTGGCGTCTCGTCCGCTCATCCACCCGCCTCGGCTTGCGTGACTGTCTGGCGCGGCCAGGGTGCGGTGCTGCTCAATCTGCATGGTGTTCGTCTCACGCAGGACGTTGTGATGCAGGTGGCCGGTGTGCGCGTAGCTGTGCTTGGTGCGGCCGAAGACCTCGCGAAACTTGGCGATGAATACCGTCTCGAGGGAGTCCATCCGCTTCTTGTGGCCGTGGTGGAAGAACAGCGACGTGCGGCCGTGCTCAATGCAGTAGTACGGATCCGGCCGGGTGATGACCTCAATGCGGGGCTCATCCGCATACAGGGCGGCAAACAGCTCGCGCAGCCAGGCGCTCGACGCCAAGTCGTGGTTGCCCTCGGCCATCAGGAGAACGACACGCTCGTGCTTCTGCAGCAGCATGGCCGTCACGCGGCGGATGACGCTGATTGCCACGCGGACCAGCTTCTGAAACCGAGTGTCGGCGTCGAGGACGTGGCCGGATGTCGGCGTAACCGCCTGGATACCATCCCAATGCAGCAGATCCCCAAGCTGGGCGAATACGCCGGCATGGGAGTCAGGTGCCTGGGAGATGGCAGCACCAAACCAGCCGACCAGCGTGTCCTCGGCGATCTTCATGTCCCATGCTGCGCCCGTCTCCTCCGCCCAGGCATTCATGCCGAGGTGGTAGTCAGTGATGACGTAGCAGTTGAGTAGGTGCGCAAGCGTGTGCAGCGGAGCCGGCAGCGCCTTGGCCGGCTTGATGTCGAGAGCCAGAGCCTTGACGGCCTCCTTCATCAGCTCGGCCTGGCGCTCGTGATCGATGCTCGACTTGACCCATTGCAGCTTCTGCTCGCCGTCCTTGCCGTACAGGGTCGACGTGCCTTTGAGGCGAAAGCCGTCCGGCACGGTCTTGGTCATGTCGTGCTCCGGGCTCCATCCCTGCCTGGCCAGCCTGGCCTTGTGGGTATAGACGTTGCGCTCGTGCATCCCAAGGATCTGAGCGGCCTCAGCCACCGTCCGGCCATCCAGTGCAGCCCTGATTTCTTCGTCTGTCGCTTTGCGTGCGGCCATCAGGCTGCCTCCCCGTCTATCTCTGAAATGGTCACCTCGACGCACCCCAGGGCCTTGATAGGGCCTCTTTTGATGGTCAGATGGTCGATCTGGCTGTCGTCTTCCCAGGCTCCGCCGTGGGTTAGGGCATCGAGCAAGCCCTTGAGCATGTTGTCGAGGTCACGACGGCGGCGGTCTGGCGGGCACGCTTTGATCACCACCGCCAAACGCCCGTCCTGCCTGCTTATTCGCGCTTCGGCGCATGCTTTGATCACCGCGGCGCAGTAGTCGCGGCCCTTGGCGCTGATCAGCGTCTTGGCGCCAACACGGCGGTAATAGGTGTTCGTCGAAGGCGGAAAAGGCAGGGTGATGGCTGTCATCTACTTCCCCTCGCCTTCAGCGCTTGCACAACGGCAAGTCGAGCACTCTCCGGAACAGCCGCCAGCAGTACGTTCCCCTGCCGCTGCTTCTCCGGCCCCTTGAGGTCGCGCACCTTCCACCGGATCAGGCAGGCCGTCTTGTCCGCTTCGATCAGCGCCCGAGCATCGGCTGTCAATTCCGCCAAGTTCAATCCAGCAGGAGCCGCAGAGCACTTCATCGCCTAGCCTCGCCTGTACGTCGATTGCGCTGATCTTCATGCCAGGGCCGCCTTCTCGGCCTCGGTGCGGTAATCCAGGGTGTTCTGCTGGCCAAATTGCGCTTCTTGCACATTGCCCAGGTGCGCGAGCAGGCGCTCCAGATACCAGCGAGCCTTCTTCACGTCCTCGATGCCGTTCTTGGCCTCGTAGCGCCACAGGTACTTGATGATGTTCGCGGTGCAGGCCGCTTCGATGCCGCGCTTGTCGACGGTGGCCGCTTCGATGGCGTCGATGCACTCAACCGAGCCGCGGGTGTAGTGGGTTGGGTTGATAGCGTCAGTCATTGCGGCTTCCTCGTTGCTCTGTTGTTTGCGATCAGGGGGAGCTGGCCTGCCTTCAAAGGCCATGGGTGTTCCTTGCGGCAGTCGTGGCAGTACAGGGTCTGCTCAGGGCTGTAGCCGGTTGTCTTGTGGGTGGCGTCTACGGGGCAGGTCTTCATGCGGCAACCTCGATCCCAAGGCGACGGCGAACAGCGGCGAGCAACTCGCGCTCGGTGCCGAACGTCTTTTCCCAGGTCTTGCGACCTGCATGGATCGCAACGCCATGGCCGCCCGTGCGGTGATGCGGAGGGCATAGCGGAATGGCATCGAAGTGGCTGGCCCGCTGCCCTGCACCCTGCCCGGCGCGCAGGTGATGAATCTCCGCCGGGCTGGCATAGCCGAACGCCTCAAGGCAGGCGATGCAGCCGAGGTCGGCTAGGCGGGACAGGTGGGCTTTCTCGGCCTTGGTCATGCCGCCTCCCCGAGCTCGATCTTCATCCGCTGATACTCGGAATCCTCCGGGTGCGGCAGGTAGATGCCGTGCTCGGTCGCCCAGGCGTCGATGCAGGTCATGAAGGCGTGCATCTCACCCTTGTCGAGCTCGCTGGTGTGCTTTAGCTCGTAGCGGTCGGTGATCTCGCCGGTCTTCAGGTTGATGTCCTGGACCAGCTGCTCGCCGAGAAACGTCTGCTTCAGGTTGCGCTTCACGTTGTCCCGGTCCATGGGGGCGCCGGTAGCGAAGGTCGTCTTGCCCATGCTCACAAAGAAGCGGGCGATCTCCTCGCACCACTTGTGGAACAGGGCGTTCTGCGGGAGCGATCGACTGGCGCCGGCGATGGTCACCGTGCAAGGAAAACCCTTTGCACGGATCGCGGCGTTGACTTGGGAGAGCTCGCCGATATGCGAGACGCGGATCTTCTCAGCCATTTACGCGGCCTCCTTCAAAGCTGGCAGCGAGCTCAACGAATGCTGCGTAAGCCACTGCTGCCACTTGCCCGTTTCCAGAGGAGCGGTATCGGTCCACCCTTCCGGCCATCCCATCAGCCACTCGTGGATTGCCGGGCTCGGACGCCCAAACACTCGCCGGAACTCGCGCGCGGCCGGCCACTTCTGCATTGAATCGGCGCAGTAGTTCGCCTTGGTCGTCGGCGTGTGCAAGTAGCCAGTAGCGCTGCCGAACGTGGTCAGCACCCAGGTCTGCCGCGGACAGGGGAAGCATTCGGACTTGGTAACCCATGCGAACGAGGTCGCGTCCGGCTTCTTCAATTGCTCGCTCGGCGACGTTCTCGGCGAAGATAAGCCTGGGAGCGACATCTGCCACGATCCGGCGCATCTCCGGCCAAAGGTTTTCAGCGTTGTTGCGTCCAGCAGCGGCAGTGCTGAAGGCCTGGCAGGGAAAGCCTCCAGATACGACGTCAACAATTCCGCGCCACGGTAGGCCGTCAAACGTTCGAACGTCATCCCAGATGGGGAACGGAGGGAGAGCTCCATCGTTTTGTCGCTGGACCAGTACCCGCTGACAGTGCTCGTCGTGCTCGACTGCGCAGACAGGAGTGATGCCGAGCAGGTGGCTTGCGAGCAGGCCGCCACCAGCTCCCGCGAAAAGAGCCAGCTCATTCATACGGCCCTCGCTTCACGGATGGACTGGCACTCAACGCAGCACACCGCCGACGGATAGGCCTTGCGGCGAGCGGCCGGAATCTCCTCATCGCAGTCGACGCAGAACTCAGCGCCCTGCCCCTGCAGCCTGGCCTGTACCAGCGCCACGCCACCTATACGATCTGCCTCCTCTAGGCCAGTAGCGCGATCTGTTACATCGGGGGCGGTGCGGGCCTGGTGGAAGGCGGCGGCCATTTCTGCAAAATCACTCATCGCTTCGCCCCATAGGCCCGCTTCTGCGAGCCGTCCATCTGCACCAATCGGTAGTCGTTGCCGCGCTTCATGCGGACGACGGTGTTTTCTTCCTGATCCACGGAGAAGCCATCGGCCTTGAGCTGATCGACGATTACTCGCTGGGGAAGGGTCATTGAGCGGGAGCGGTTCATGCCTTGGCCCTCCCGCGCGCAGACTTCCAGTCGAAGCCGACAGCGATACCGCCGCCTTCGCGCAGACGATCCACGCAGCGCTCGCCCAGGGCGGCGGACAGTTCGCCAGCTGGCAGGTTTGAAATCACGACGGTCGGCAGCTGCTCCTCGTACCGGCCGTTGATGATGTTGAACAGGGTGGCCAGCTCGAACTCGGTCGGCTTGGTGGCGCCAACTTCGTCGATGATCAGCAAGCTCGGCTTGGTGTAGGCCGCGAATGCCTCGCCCTCGCTGTACTCGCTTTCCCGGTCATAGCTTCCCTTGATGTGCTGCAGGATGCCGCCCACGGTGCGGTACACGGCCGTGGCAGTCGTCGTGCGCATGATGTGGTTGGCGATGGCAGTGGCCAGGTGCGTCTTTCCCGTGCCGACGTTGCCCAGCAGCAGAAGGCAGCGGCCCGCCTCGAAGTGCTCGGCGAAGTTCTCGGCGTAGCCTCGGCAGATACTCAGCGCCTTGACCTGCTTCGGCTCGGTGGCGATGTAGCTCTCGAACGTGCGATCACGGAAACGGGACGGGATCAGCGCGGCGCCGAGCTTGTTGGCCAAGCGATCGGCTGCGTTCTTGGCGCGCTCCTGCTCAAGGCGTTCGGCGTCCTGCTCGCGCTGGCGGATCTCGGCACACACCGGGCATCCGCTCGGGCCTTCCTTGTGCTTGCTAATGATCGCGGCGTATTCGCCGTGCTCAGCGCAGACGGCCAGCTCTTTGGAGACGATGCCGAACTTGGCTTCCAGCGGAGCGACGGTAAGGTTCAATGCGTTAGAAGCCATTGGTGCCATCCTCCCGCGGAATCAGGTCCGCTTCGTAATCCCGCTTCTCGAACCCGCTGTGACGCGAAGCGCCGGGGAAGTGGTGCACGTTCCCAGCCGACTTCACTTCGTCGTTCCAGCGCTTCCCGTTGAGCCAGGTGGCTGCGTGCGGGATGAACTGCCCGTCGTCCTTCAGCCATGCTTGGCAGGTGGCGTGCTTGGCGAGGGAGGCCATGATTTCGGCCAGAAGCTCGGCGTCGGGGTTGATCTTCGCGAAGGCCTTGCGCGCGTTATCCTTGGCGGTCTTACGCGGGTACAGCTTCCAGAAGGTTTCGAAGGCCTCGGTGCACTCGGCAGTCATGCCCTTTGCGGCCTTTTGAGTCCCTGAATAATTCCCCTCAGCATCGGGAAGCTCGGACGGCTCCTCGTTCTTGTGCGGGTTCTGGTGCTTCTCGAAGTTGTTGATCTGGATGCAGGCCTTGCCGTCCACCTCGTACCGCTGGATGAAGTCGTGCTTGTCCAGCCAGGACAGCAGCGCGTCAGCGTCGATTCCGTCGCGATAGGGGAATACTTCGGCCTTGATGCGCAGCGGGCGGTCTTCCAAGATTCCGCGACGGTCTGCCAGCGTCCAGAGGCCAATGAACAGGAGCGTGGCGATCGGGTCAGCCACGCCGAGAACTTCGTTCTTGAACAGTGCCGGTTTGATATTTCGAGCCCTCGCCATTTTATGCAGCCTCCTGCATGGAACGGGACGCCCACAGGCCAGCGATCCACTGAACACCCTTAGGCGTAAAGCGGGCTTGCGCAAAGGCGTGGTTGTTGCGCTCGGACGTTCCGGTCTTAACCTCGAAACGGCCGGCGTCGATGTGGTTCTGATACGGGGTCATCACGCCGTTGAGGCGGTACATGACATGGCCGTCGATGAGCAGCTGACGCAGCACGCGCTCATTGGCCTTGAGGAGTTTGGCCACCTGGCGGAAGGTCAGCGTTCCGGTGTTCTCGACGTAGCGGTCGACGAACTCAACCTTCGGCGCAGCAATGGCTAGGGCCTGCTGTGCGATGGCGCGCAGCTCATACTGCTCTGCCCATGCTCTGGCCGACTCTGCCGGGTTGGTGAAATCTGGAAGCTGTACGCGGCTCGCCGACTCCAGCTCCTGCCAGCGGTCAACTAGTCGAGCTGTGAACTCCGGCGAAAGCTGGGCGACCACAATGATGCTGTCGCGCTTACCCTGCTCTCCGCTGAATATGTACTCAGTTGCCGGGCGCCCGCCTGCAGAGGGCTTTTCCTCAATCTGAGGGAAAGTGATAACGCCCTGCCCGGCGAGAGTTTCAATAGTGCGCTTCACGTTGTCGTGACGCTTTCCGACCATCTCCGCAATCTCGCGGCTACTCATGGTCAAGGCGTTTACAGCGGGTATTAGGTGTGGCATGATTTCGCTACCTCGCAACACGTTGTTGAAGAACCCGGTCTGATCCACCGGGTTTTTTATTGTCTGAAATCGGGCTTTTCAGTCCCTCATCAGTCCTTCTCTCTCCGCCTGAACGGTTGAACCGTCCCCGGCATGCTTCTTGGCCTGGTGCGCTTGGTGATGGTGTCTTGAATGCCTTTCTTCGCCAGCTCGGCCGGGGTAATGCCCAGCTCATGCGCCATATGCGTCAAAAGCTCCAAATCCTCATCGCTCAACAGTTGCTCCAGGCCCATTTGTTCGTCGTTGGCAGACATAGAGGCCCTCGTATGGGCCTTCAGGCCGCAGTGATGCTTCGCGTAAGCTCTTCCCGCTTTTCGTCGATCCAGGACTTCAGGATCTCGCGCGCCAGTACCGCCTTCTGCGTGCGGTGAATGGTTGCGAGGTTTTCAAGAAAGGACTCGTACTCGTCGTCGAGACGGACCTTTGTCTCGTTCCGGTTTTTGTGTCGCGGGTCTGCATACATGGCAATTTCCTTCTGCGAGGATGAAGTGTGTGAAAAAGGAATCAGGCAGCGGTCTTGACGCGCTTCAGGGCCGGACAGAGGTCAATGGCCTTGAAGGTTCCGTCGGTGACCTGTTCAGCAGTCATGGCAGGAATAGGCCCCATGCCACACTTGCCCCTGACCCAATCCGAAACAGTGGTTTGGTGGACGCCGAGAGCCTTGGCAGTCAGCTCCTGCGTTCCGAAGTGCTCAACGAGCTGTCTGTAGATGGCGTTCATTTGGCGTCCCTTTACGGCAATGACCATATCTTAGAATACGGTCATAACCTTTTGCAAGCACATGGTCAATACCGTGAGAATTCAGGGATGAACTTCGGACAGCGACTCAAGGCGGCGCGCAAATACGCCGGCCTCACACAAACCCAGCTTGCGACGAAGGTAGGGATGGACCAAACGACCATCTCTGACCTGGAGCGCGGGAAATCAAGCTCCTCCTCGTTTTGCGCCAGCATCGCGCGCACATGTGGGGTGGACCCCTTGTGGCTGGAGACTGGACAAGGCGACATGCTGCCTAAAGAATCTACCAACCCCACCGATACTGGGGGAAATATAGATTCGCTTCAGGTTCATGAGGGCACGGTCGTCCAGCTTGGTGAAATCCCAAAGGTGCCGCTCATAAGCTGGGTAGCAGCCGGGACTTGGAGTGAGGCTATCGACCTTTACGAAGTAGGCGATGCTGAGGTTTGGATGCCCTGCCCTGATCCAATTGGCCCGCGCGGCTTTGCGCTGCGCGTTGAGGGTGACTCAATGACGAGTCCGTACCCTGGTTACGAAAGCTACCCGCACGGGACTTTCATTTACGTTGACCCTGACATTGCGCACAAGTCCGGCGATCCGGTCGTCGCAAAGCTGCCATCAAGTAATTCGGCCACGTTCAAGATTTTCATCGAGGATGCCGGCCAGTTCTACCTGAAGCCATTGAATCCCCAACACCCGATGATCCCCATTACCGAAGAGACGCACATTATCGGCGTGCTTGTGGGCTCTTATCGAAAACGGTGACCCTGACCAGCCCGCGCTGGCCCGAGAGGGCCTGTTGAGGGAATCAGGGATCAGGAATCAATGAAGAGGGAATCAGGAATCAGCCCGAGCGCTACCGATAAAATCGGAAGCACTACCGATAAAATCGGGCTTTTTCTGGAGCAACACCGATTCCCTCGGAATTTCAGTCGCTTACCGCACTCCTCGCATCTCGCCCCGACCCCCTGTAATCTCGCCTGTACTTCGCCAGCTCCCTCCGCAGTACCTTTCTAGCCCTCTCCGATCCCAGCTCTTCAATCAGCAATCGCACGCTAAGCGCTGCCATCTCTTCGGCCGTCGTAGGCGTTACGTCGACGCGCTCTCCTTGCCAGGTTGCCTTCACCGAAGCCATTAGAAACACCCGCGGCATGTGACCGGCCTCTCATTTTTTGTTCTGTCTCGTCACCTTTCGTCGCCGGCTGTTCTCGAAAATTCCACCCAAAAAACCGATACGGAGAAAAATATGGTTAAAACCGTTGACAGTGAATACGGCATAGACCATATTTACTCCCACAGACGCCGAGGCCCTCAAAAAGCACCGGCGCAAAGGCAGAGATGCCCTGGCTACGGCCTAAAGCTCTTTCACAACTCAAGATCAGCGCGGCGGGGTCCCGAAAGGTACAGCGCGCTCTACAAGCTCCCCGCCCCATGCCAGCTCTGGAACTGGCCGTGGCTCCACATGCAGCCACGCGAAGTTGCGAAATGTCACCCGGTGCGACGCCAGTTGCGGCAACGGGAAAGAGACGACTCAGACAAGGAATCGCAGCGGAGAGGGGTAATTCGGGATTTCCGAATTATCAGCCCAGCCCACCGTGGCAAGTAACGGAGGCCGGCAAGACAGAAGATTCCTCGGTGCGCCTCAAGCGGGGCGCATCAGGAGGAATCCACTGAACACCAATTCGCGCCTGATTACGCCAGCCGCCTTCACGGTTGAGCCTGTACGCGGGCTCAATCGGAAAACCAAGGAGATGCACGATGAACCGCAAAATCACCCGCCAAGACGTTGTTGAAGCAGCCGCAGCGAAGGGAATTCGCATTCTTGAAGCACTGAACATGATGCAGGCAGCAGCCGCAAAGATGGGCGACGAAAGCACCCTTGAGCAGCTGTGCGCGATCAAGAGCGACATGCTTTTCGGTGACGAGTGATGAACAAACGTCACAAGGAGATAGCCGCCTGGGCGGTTGCCAACTTTGAAAAGTGGCCTACGCACGAATGTATGACCGATGCAGATCCTGACGAGATCGGATGCGAGCTCGCGCACTGCCCGGAGCATTCGACCCTTCCAGTTCTAAGGTGCAGGCTTGGCGGTGCGGTCATCACCTCTACCGATTACTTCTACGCAAAGCGCGGTATCAAGTAATACCTGAGTCGATTTCTGGCCATTCGCGAGAGTGGCCATTGGGAAGACAACCAACGAGGCATCACACATGAGCACTCACGCAGTAATGCTTGAAATGCGCCGCAAGAAGACAAGCCATATCTTCCACCTGATCTTCAGCATCCTGACTGGCGGATTGTGGATCGTGATCTGGCTGCTTTGCGCGCTTAGCAACAGCCTGGAGAACAGGAAGCTTGACCAGCAGATTGACCGGCTGCTGACAGCCGAGTCGAACACTCATCGTTAGGCCCGGCAGCTCGCAACGGAGAACGAACTGTCAAGGAATCCTTGGTAGTTCAAACGGAACATTCACTTCTGGCCATTCGCAAGAGTGGCCAGCGGGAAGACAACCGAACGGAGCAACACCATGAAGCAGAAGATCCCAAGCGTTGCCGAGCTGATCCGCGAACACAGCCAGGCGCGCTACCTGATGGCAAACGATGAACGTTTCGGCACAAAGCCGGCCGGCGACTCCTACTGGATGGCCCAGCAAGCTCGCGAGCTGATGGTCAAGCAGTACGCCTAACCCAGCCCCCGCAGCTTGGCTAAAGGCTGCAGCGGGGATTAACAGAATGGAGAGAGAGATGAGCGAAGCAAGTAGAGAAATGCCGCGATATCAGAGCCATAAAGAAGTATTGGCGCTTAAAATCAAGTCGATCAACGAAGGAGTCAGCAATGACAAATTTGCTGAGCTCGTCTTTGAAGAGAGCGGCTATGCCCCGCTTTACGTTTCAGCCGACTGGTTCTACTCCAGGAAGCCTCAAGAAGGCGGCTACTACGTAGTTTACAAAGATGGATACTCCTCCTTCTCTCCGGCGAAGGCGTTTGATGAGGGGTATGTGCCGACTGGTGGCCTGACGGTAGACGTCAGGCAGCTTATGACGTTTTACGGATGCTCGACTATTTCCGAGCTGCTCACTGAGCAGCAGAACCACGTCAAGCAGCTTCAAGAAAGACTCAAACCATTCCTGACGGAACCTCACCAGATCAATCGAGTGCGTGAGGGCTAGCGCACGCATCTAGCCCCACTGTCACCCATCAGCACATAGGAGGATGAGATGAGCGAAGAGAGCAGCTTGCCGGCTCAGGATGAGCAGACGGATCGATACACCATAGGCGATCTGACGTACGAGAAAGTATTCAAGGCAGCAGGCCTGACTAATCTGAGCGACCTACAGGCCGTTATGGATGCAGTTGAGGCGGCTATCGCGCGGCCTGAGCAGAGCGGATGGATAAGCGTTGATGAGCGCCTACCAGAGGCGGGCGTGGATGTCCTCGTTTACACGCCACCGCAGCCGGGCGACTGGCCAGATAGCGTGCGAATCAGCATCGACGGTATCGACCAAGAGTCGGACGGAGATTACTGGGTTGAGCACGGCGAGCATTACGAACGCTGGTGCTGCATTGCGAAGGGCGGTGACGACATCGACTGGCATGGTCCTTCTGAAAATGCGCCATACACCCACTGGCAGCCACTCCCGCCGCCCCCGATCACCCCATGCTAACCCTACCCCAAACCCTCCTCCTCATCTGCGTACTAGCTGCGCTGTGGGGGTGGGAGTGGTGGAGAGAGAAAGGAGAGAAGTGATGGAAGAGATGGAGAAAGCCTTTAAGCATTACCGCTACAGAGTAGCCAGCAGGCTGCTCGAAGGCGAAACAGATGCTCACTGGAGGCGGGCGTTCAAAGCCGCTGATGAGTTGGTTAGCTATAACAACTTTTGCGCCGGCTGGGAGGCATCACGAGATGCCATGACATCAGCACAGGCCCGCACCAAATAACCCCGCCTGAGCCAGCCAGGCCAGACCCCCAGGTCTGCGATAACCGTGCGGCGCCCGGTGCTGGTAGCGCCATGAATCACATCCGCGCGCGGCGGACCTTCGGGATATCCGCGACGGGGATAAGCCGGCAAGTGCCCCGATTGCTGAAAAACACCGGCAGCCGTTGGCGGGACTCCACTACACCCCGTTGAGACGGCCGAATGGCTCACGTAACGAGCCTGCATCTGAAATCGATCTGAGCGAAAACGCTGGCGGCGAGTGCACAAATAGCCGGATGGCTCCGGCAGCCGCAAACAGACCCGCGCAGTAGTCACCAGATCGATTTCAGATGCAGTGAAGCGCAAGCGCGCAGAGACCAGGGAGCGCGGAACCGGCCAAGGCGAGGCATCGCTCATGGCAGAGGTGGCCCACCAGTCAGGGCAGCAACAAGGTTCCGGGACCGAACAGACGAGGCTTGCAACTCTCACGGGGAGCCTCGCGCCTATCGCAGCCCGCATCTCGCGGCAGCACGCCGGTTAGCGCCCGGCCACTGCATCACCCCTTCACCCGCCCATCCGGGCAACCGAGGTATCCACCATGAAGCACTACGGACCCACAGGGCGCCGCGAACAGCCGTGCCCGGATGACAGCGTTTCCGCGAGGATTCAACGATGAAGTTCGAAATCGAAATAGATGAATACCTCCTCTCCGTTGAGGTAACCCACTGCCAAGTTGCTGATCCGGACTATCGATGCCGTGACAGCGCTGACGATTACTACGGATACAGAGAACTTGAATTCACGATCACCAGCGGTTCTGTCTTTGACGAAGACGGAAACGAAACGGAGCTGGATCTGAATGGTTGCGCAGCGGTTGCCGATGAGCACGCGGAGCGGATCGAAGATCGGCTGTGGAACATGATCGACGCCAAGCGGGAGGCGGCATGAACAACGACATTCAGAAAGCCATGTTCGACCTGTTCTGCATCTGCCACGACGTGACGCAGGCCGGTCAATACGAGGCGCACCTGTCCTACGCAGGGAACACGAACGGCGTCTACGTCCGCGTCTACCAAGGTGATCGGGCAGTGTTCGATCAGCACTACTACCTCGACGGACTGACCGGCGAAGGCGATCCGGACCTGCTCGACAAGCTCCGCGCCCTATCCGATCGGGTCAGCGAGTTCCTGCTACCAGCACAGGAGGAGGCGGCATGAGCAAGGAAGTGAAGCGGTACTTTGTCGAAGGCCCAGACTGGGAGTTGATCGAAGACGAGATTGGCGACCTTGTTGAGCATGAGGCCTACAAGGCCCTTCTCGAAGAGAACCAGCGCCTTGAGTCCGCATGGAAGGTGGACGTGCTCAACAGGAAGGATGAGCTGATCGCAAAGCAAGAGAAGGAGAACGACCGGGTAAAGGCCGAGCGCGACGCCCTTCTCGCTGAGCTGGATCGGCTGCGGAAGGCACTGAAGTACTACGCCGATGGCGAACACTTCTGCCTGGCAAACGAAGACGCTTGGGACACCGTAAGCGGCGAGCCGCTGAACATCCTGCATCACGATGATGGGTTTGGTGAATCGGAAGGTTACGTCGAAGACGGGAGCATTGCCCGCGCCGCCCTGCAAGGAGCCCAGCCATGACCATCCAACTCAAGGAGCTGGCCGGCGCTGTCGGCATCCTCATCGTCGCCCTGTTCATCGGGGCGCTGTGCCACGTTGCGCTGATTGGGGGTGTGTGATGGATAAGCCAGTGAAAGCATTCATCGTCGAGACAGACGACCCTGAAGATTCAAACATCCAGTTCGCCACAACAAATGTGGCGGCACGCCGTCAGGGTGCCGACGAAATAGGCACCGATTTCCAGTGCGTTTCGTGTAAGCGCCTGCCATGGGCGGATGAGTATGCCGGCAAGCCAATTCCAGCGAAGGCGTACATCGACAACGGCTGGCGGGTCGGTTGCACCAACTGCGGCGATATGGTCGGCGAAGATTCCTATGGCTGGGACGATGACGAAAACGAGACGCCGCATGAGCCGGTGTACCGCGGCGAGCACGTGTTCTGCTGCATGGATTGCCAGGCAACCCATGACGCTAAGGTCGCCGAGCAGAATGCGAAGTTTGCGGCCTTCGAAAAGCGCGCACGCGAGGCTCGACCAGAACTCCAGTTCACGTCGTTCCGCGGCAAATACCCGTATCGAACAATGACGGGCGAATTCATGTTTGACGGCGCGAAGTACGGCGGAAGCGTGCGAGACGAGGGCGACGGGGAGCTGAAGTGGTTTGTGGCCCAAGGCGACAAAGCCCAGTGGGACTACCTCGAGGAGTGCCGCGCACCAAAGGAGGCCGCCCATGGCTAGCCAAAGACAACGCTCGCTCCGCTATGCATGGTGGCGCGGCTTCGCAGTGACCCTTGTGGCGTTCACAGGCTGGGTTGTCGCATACGGCCTGGCAGATCGGATAAGCAACGGGGCGCCGCTATGAGCAATCAGATGAAAGAGATCGACTGGAGCAAGGCACCAGAGTGGGCTACCGGCTACGGCCTCATGAATGGCAGCTTTGGCATTGAAGAAGTGTGGTTCAACGACAAGCAGTACCTGCCACTGCAAAGCCAGGGCGGCTATGGACCATATCCATTCGGCGGGGGCACAGGCCCTCATATGCACAACGCCACCAAGAGCCAAATTGCGTTTCAGAGGCACAGGCCGGCGCCATGGTCAGGCGAAGGCCTGCCGCCAGTTGGGACGGTGTGTGAGGCATGGCATAACGGCTGCGCTCAAGGAGTCGTTCAGGTCCGATACTCAGGCGGATGCATGGTTCTCTGGAACGTGAAACTGAAGCACGAACAGTGCTCTGCATCCGAGAACTACACCTTCAAGCCCATCCGCACGCCCGAGCAGATCGCGGCGGAAGAGCGGGAGAAGGCGATCAAGGAAATGTTGGCGCTCGACCCTTACTTGCCGGGCACGCAGCTCGGAATGATGTCTCGGGCCGACTTCTGCCGCACCCTACACGACGCCGGCTACCGCAAGGTGACCCCATGAACCGCACCCAATCCCTCCCCTACGACGACACCCCCACAGGCCACTCATTCGCAGCGGCGTGGTGGACCCTTACCGGGTTCGGCGTCCTTTCCGCAACGCTCGCTTTTGGCCTCATTGGTGAGGCGGCGATCTTTCACTTCTTCGGAGGTTGAGCATGAACAACCCGAACATGAGCATCTGGAGCCAGGTTGAGAAGACCGCTCCGGAAGCCACCAAGTCCGCAAAGGTCAACGGCCAGCAGATCACCTCGATCAGCGGCCAGCACATGATAAAGCGCGCTACGGAAGTGTTCGGCCCGGTCGGTATCGGCTGGGGCTGGACGGTCGCAGAGGAGCGATTCGACCAGGGCGGCGAGATCCGCAACGACAAGGGCGAGCTGATCGGCCACGAGGTCGGCCACACGATCCGCGTCAAGCTCTGGTTCATGCAGGGCGACAAGCGCGGCGAGGTCGAGCAGTACGGCTGCACGCCATTCACCTATAAGAGCAAGTGGGGCGTCACTACGGACACAGAGGCGCCCAAGAAGTCGCTCACCGACGCAGTGAAGAAGGCGCTGGCGATGCTGGGTTTCAGCGCTGACATCTTCCTCGGGCTCTACGACGACCGCGACTACGTGGCTGAGCGTGAGGCCGAAGCCCAGCTCGAGCAGGCCGAGAACAAGGAAGCCGAGGCTGCTCGCCAAGCGCAAGAGCGGCTCGACTGGCTAAAGGCTGCACTCGACACGATCGCCGGCGCGCAGACCATGCACGAGCTTTCCAAGCTTCATGCCTCTTACGTTCGCAGCGCCACGCGCCGCAATGAAGACAAGTTCGTCAAGCGCCTAGCCCTGGCATTCGATGAGCGCAAATCCCAGCTTGAGCAGAAGGAGGCGGCATGAGCGCACTCTACGAGATCACCGGCCAGTTCAAGGAGCTGGCCACGCTGCAGGAGACGGCCGACGAGGATCTGGCCGTCGCCATCCGCGACACGATGGCGGGCATAGAAGCCGAGTTCAACGACAAGGCGCTGGCCGTGTCGCACGTCATCCTGAACTTCGACGCCGACGTTGCTGCACTCGACAAGGAGATCGAACGCCTGCAGGAGCGCAAGCGGCTGGTCACCAACCGGCAGCGCGAGATCAAGGAGTACCTGCGCGAGAACATGGAAGCGTGCGGGATGACGAAGATCAGCTGCCCACTATTCACCATCACCCTGGCCAAAGGCCGCGAATCAGTAGTCGTGGATGACGAGAACAGCATCCCGGACGACATGATGCGCGTGAAGACCGAGATCGCGCCAGACAAGACTGCCATCGCCGCCAAGCTTAAGGCCGGCGAGGAAGTGCCCGGTGCGCGCCTTGAGCGCGGCCAATCATCCATCCGCATCAAGTAAGGAGCCAGAATGGCCAAGCACAAATACGACGTGGTAGCCACGGTCGGAAAGTACGAGAAGAACGGCGAGACCAAGTACATCAGTCGGAAGGTCGGCGCGGTCATCCAGACCGACAAGGGCTTCCGCATGAAGATGGACGCCTTCTTCAATCCGGCCGGCTGCAAGGTCGACGAAGACGGCTCAATCTGGCTTGCACTCTTCGAGCCGCGCGACGATCAGCAGCAGGGCCAGCCGCAGCAACAGCGTCAAGGCCAGCCGCAGCGCAGCCAGCAAGCCGCGCCTCCGGATGATTTTGACTCGGAAATTCCCTTCCTTCCCCTGCATCACCTCGCCGGGGCATAAGCCCTTCAGGAGCGCCGCATGAAGCACTGTGCTAAGTGCGGCGATCAGAAAGCAGATACCGACTTCTATGCCCGCGACAAATCCTGCAAGGAATGTCGCAAGGCAGCCGTGCGCGCGAATTACGCACGGAACCGTGAAGCGTATCGCGAGTACGAGCGCCGCAGAGCAAACCTTCCTCACCGTATTGAGGCTCGATCAAATTACCAGCGCACTGAGCGCGGACGAGAGCGCGCGAACGCTGCAAAGCGTGCATACGTGGAGCGAAATCCAGAGAAGTACTCGGCAGCATATGCGGTCGTCAACGCCGTCAGAGACAAACGCCTCTGGAAATCACCTTGCTGTATGGCGCCAGGCTGTTTCAACACTGACCGCCTGCATGGCCACCACGTGGACTACGACAAACCGCTTTCGGTTGTCTGGCTGTGCGTCTCGTGTCATTCGAAACTGCATCGCGACTTCACCATGAAGCAGCGCGCCGCAGCCTGATCCACCCCGGGCGCCCAGCGCGCCCTCCTCCCCGGTACACACCCATGCTCATAGACAACCATGCCATAGCGCAGGGCGAGGCTCTGCGCGCGCAAATTGACGCGGCCACGGCTGCATTCCTGAACGCTGGCGGAAAGATCCAGCTGCTGCCGGACAGCATCGGCAAGCCGATAGAGATCAAGCCGGTGGCGTTCAACAACTCCGGCAACCTGGAGGCGGACCAGCGCAGTCGCAAGCGTGGCGCCCGCAACTCTGCCGTATCGAACAGCCTACCTCTGCGCAAGCGTGGCACGCCACAGGCCAAGCAGAACGACGTGCTGCGGCAGGAGTGGCCATGAGATTCAGCGACGCGCTCGACGCAATCATTCACGCAGCCGCACAAGCAACCTCATCCGGTAAGCCTTGGGGCGTGTATGCCGTGGACCGGTTCATAGCCGCGCCGCTAGGGCGCCTCAGTTCGGACAACCTGCTGGAGGTATGCCAGCCATGAAACGCAACCTACCCCATGCCCGCCTCAATCGTGTGAGCCGGGCTGTTCTGCGCCAGTTCCGCGTATCAGTAGTGAACATGGACCCGGGCGGCCGGCAAGGGCTGGTCGACTGGAAGACCTGCCGCAGCATCGCACCGAGCCGGCAGATCGCCGAGGCCGTCTGCGACATCGCCCATAGCTGGGTCATCTACCTGGCCGCGTTCTGCATCGACCAGAAGGGCGAGCAGTACATCAAGGCGAGCGAGATCGCGCCAAAGGGCATCTACCTGTCCGACAGCCTGTCCGGCGTGCTTGAGGAGCACTACCGGGCCCTGGTGAAGAGCTGCAACCCGAACCACATCATCGGCTCCGGCTGGATTGCAATGCCGGGCGGCGACTCGCTGGACGAGGCGCAGGCCGCGCGGATCTTCGAGGCGTGCGGGGTTTGGAAGGTACAGGCCGCTGCATGAACGCACCCACCTACTGCCGCACGGCCGGCAAGCGGATCGGCCAATGCGCCTGTTTCCGCTGCCGCCCACCCACACAGGACAAAGGACATGACACAGAGCGAACTGAAAGAACTAAAGGCAATCGGCGCTGAGCTGGGGGCTGCGAAGGCGGAGGTGGATCGGCTGCGCGGGTTGTTGACGCAGGCGCTCGAATTCACCGAAGCCAATACGTGCGGCGGGCCGGACGTTGCGCAGTTGATCGCAGAGATGCGCGCCGCCGTATCCCAGCAGGCCGAGCCGAAGTGCGTCACCTGCAACGATGCTGGCATTGTCGGACACAGCATGATCTGTCCTGAATGCGTAGATACATGGCAGAAGGCCGAGCCAGCCCCGGCGCAGGATGAGCTGCCAGCAGGCGGCGTCACCATCGAGAAGGATATTTTCGGCACCGTCCATATCAAGATGGGCGACTTCGACTACATCCAGATCCAGTATCAGTACCCTTACACCGACAACGCCAGCCAGAACGTGCTGGCGAAGCGCATAGCCGAGCTGCTGACCCGCCCCGCGCAGACCGAGCAGCAGTCTGCTATAGCACCAGACTGGCTCAGCTCTTACGAGGCGATGGGCGACCGTCTTCTAGCTGCAGGATGGAGGCCGGAGACTGATGCTCAGTGGGATGGGATGCGCAGGATGCACGCAGAGTACGCCGCCCCCATCGCGCAGACCACCCAACGAGGTGAAGCATGAGCAAGGTATTGGTTGATCGGGAGCTGCTGGAGTACCTGGCAGACCTTGGCGATGAAGCCATTGAGCGGATGGGCAGCTATCTAGCTGAGAAGCATGGCGAACAGAAGTATGTGGATGCAGCTCGCGCCATCCTCGCCCAACCCGCAGAGGCGGAAGGGGTGCGTGACTATCTGGCCGAGTTCGCCGAGGGAGAGATCGAGGCCCGCACCGCAATTGAAGAGCTACTCGCCGCCCTCTCAGCCGTGACCGCCGAGCGCGACCTAGCAGTTCAAGGCGGACTTCAGATCATTGCCGAGCGGGATAGGCTGCGGGATGCAGCAGGAAAGGCAATTGCTTGGCTGGACGCAGAGCAAAACGGGTCCGGGGTCGGGATCAACCGCAGAATCAAGCTGTGCCGTGACGCAGAAAACTCGCTGCGCGCCGCCATGGCTGCGAAGGAGGCGTGATATGTCGTTCGAATTCGACAGAGATATCAGCGAGTCGGCAAAGGCGTGGATGAAGCTTCTCGGCAACTTCGGTCCTACAGTTCGAGCAGAAAGCAGAGAGATGAAGGGCATGACCGTCGATGAGTGCGGCGATCACGTCAAGACCTACTACGACAGCGGCGAACTGCGCGAACTAGCCCAAGCCTGCATCGAGGTTGCCGACTGGCTTGATCGACGAGCCGGCGCCTAACCCCCTAACCCCACCCAAACACACAGCCTGCCGGCGAGAGTCGGCGGGAGGATATTGCTATGACTACTGAAAACCCGACGTACTGGTCAGATAACGAAGAAGACTGGAACTGCAGCTGCCTCGGCGACCTGCTGGCTGGCAATGAAGAGCTGAAGGCCGGAGACACGGTTTACTTCGGCACAGGTGTCCGTCCGCCTGCGACCGCGTTCATCAGCGCATCCGACGTCATCGAAATGATTGGCGAGCGCGCTTACGACAACTTCGGAGAGCACGCAGAAGACTACCCGGACGTAACAGCCGAGGCGAAGGCAGAGCTCGAAGCGATGATGAGCGATTGGGTGAATCGCCACTGTCACCCAACCTTCTACCGGATAACAGACGTGACCGAGTACGTACTTACGGAAGAAGACATACAGGACGCCAACGCCTAACCCCACACGCAGCAGGAGATAGACATGCAGCACACAGACAAGGCGATAGCAGAGTTCGAGGCGTGGTGGGACAGGCAGCCTCACCGCGAGCAGTTCGAGGACGTGAAGGACCAGATGCGGAATGTGTGGCTGGCGTCGCGGAGGGAGCTGGTGATTGAGCTGCCGGACCCGAGCCAGGCACGGGACATTGCCTACTACAAGGCAGACATAGCGGACGCCATCGAAGCAGCCGGCGTAACGGTGAGGGGGTGAGTATGAGCCTGTGGCAATCATTCAAGCGCCTGCCGGAGCAGGAGCAGAAGCGCCAGTTTGAAATCCTCGCCAGATCGGACATGCAGCGAATCCGCATGGAAGTCTGGATAGAGGAAGAAGGCGAGCGCACGAACGTGTGCGTGAAGAATATCCTCGGCAAGCGCTGCAGTTACTGCGGCTGCCGGGAATTGGAGGGGTGACAGATGAAATTGAGCCTTGAGAAATGGGCGGAAGCGAACTTCGATCCGGTGCCAACGCTCAACACGCTGCGGCGATGGGCGCGGGAGGCGAAGATTTTCCCCGCCCCGGTGAAGCACGGGCGCAGCTATTATGTTGAGCCAGACGCACAGTACATCGAGCCAGGCACGCTTGCCGGGCGCATCGCGAGGGATCGACATGGCGCCAAGGCCGCGTAAGACCGGTTCGAAAGACCTGCCGCCGAACCTGTACCGCAAGACGGATAGCAGGAACGGCGTCACCTATTACAGCTACCGTGACCCGTCTTCAGGAAAGTGGTACGGGCTTGGCTCAGACAAGGCGCAGGCCGTGCGGGAGGCTGTGCACGCCAACCATGCCGGCGCCAAGATGCAACCGGCCTTGGCCGAGCGTATCGCAGCCGCGCCGAAACGGCGATTCTCTGAATGGATCGATGAATACCGCACGCTATACGCAGAGCGCGACGTGTCTGACCGCAGCAAGGAAACCGTGCGCATGAGGCTGAATCGCCTGAGCGAGGCGCTTGGCCATCACGATACGGCGGCATTGGGAACGTTTGAGGTGGCCGGCTACCTTAAGACCTTCACGGACGAAGGTAAGGCGCAGATGGCGCGGGCCATGCGCTCATTGCTGAGCGACCTAATGCGCGAGGCGATAGCGGCGGGATGGCGAAAGGACAACCCGGTCGAAGTGACGCGGGCCGCGAAGGTGAAGGTCAAGCGCGAACGGCTGACCCTGGAGCTATGGAAGGCGATCTACGCGGAGGCCAAGCAGCCTTGGTTGAAACGAGCGATGGAGCTTGCGGTACTGACCGGCCAGCGGCGTGATGATATCGCGGCGATGCTGTTCAAGGACGTGTACGACGACCATCTGCACATCATCCAGGCGAAGACCGGCGCACGCCTGCGAATCAGCACGAAGCTGCGTCTGGAATCGCTGGGCCTTGAGTTGGGCGAGGTGGTTAAAGCCTGCCGAGATGCGGTAGTGTCCAAGCATCTCGTGCATCACAGCCGCACCGTGAGTCGCGCGACGCCTGGGATGCCGATCATGCTGGACACGTTGACCAGCGCGTTTGCAGCCGCACGGGACCGCACCGGCATTGAGTTCGGGGCGAGCCCTCCGACCTTCCACGAGATGCGCTCACTGGCTGCCAGATTGCACGCAGCGGAAGGCCGAGATCCGCAATTGCTGCTCGGACACAAGTCGGCAGCGATGACCGCACTCTACCGTGACAGCCGGGGCGCCGAATGGATCGACGTGGCATAA